ACGTTACACGAGGATCTTCGCCCCATTGTTCTTCTTCTGGGACATTACCTTCTTTACGATCTCCGCCGTTTGCAAAGATGATTTCGATATTGCCATGAGTTGCTAGTGTATGGAAAATTGCTCCACCTGCATCGTCATTCCTATCGTCGTTCATAACATATGTTACTTGGTCGACAATTTCCATTTCCTCTATAAGTGCAACACGCTCGTTAAAAGGCATAAAAGGTCTACCTTTTTTACGTGTAAGCCATGCATCACTATTCACGCCAACAATAAGTTTGTCGCCGAGTTTCTTTGCTTCTTTGAAATAGGCTAGATGCCCTGAGTGTAAGGGATCAAACCCGCCTGTTACTAAAACTACTTTCATATAGATATTTATGTACGCAGTTAATTCTGATAAATATTTCTAACAACCGAACAGAGGTATATCATGAAAATTTTAATCTGTGGACTACCCGGAAGTGGTAAAACCACATTAGCAAAACCGCTTGCTAAACTAATCGGGGCGGTTCATCTTAATGCAGATGAAGTAAGAACAGAGTACAACGACTGGGACTTTAGTTCCGAGGGTCGTATTAGGCAAGCTCAACGTATGCGTCATTTAGCAGATGGAGTAGTTAAAGCCGGTAGAGTTGCTGTTGCTGATTTTGTTGCTCCTACACCACAAGCACGTGACGAGTTTGGTGCAGATTATGTAGTATGGATGGATACAATCAAGGAAGGAAGATTCGAAGACACAAACGCAATGTATGTGCCTTTAGAAAAAACCCAATATGACTACCATGTTTCTGAGTGGTTTGAAGATACTCATGTTCAATTGATGCAAGTAGTGTCTAAGTACTTAGAAGATGGAAAATAAAGTATCGCCTAAACGCCATTTAGCAAAAGCAGTTACTTGGCGGATTATAGCAAGCATAACGACAGCAATAATTGCATATTCGTTCGGTTTGCCTCCAAAAGCAGTAGGTGCTGTTTTTGTAGCAGATTTAGTTATTAAATTTGTATTGTATTATATACACGAACGAATTTGGTACAACAACGTAAGGTATGGTTTAAAAGATGTTTGATTCAAAGAAGCCCACTACACAAATGTTAGGTAGATGGCAACCGTGGCACGACGGTCACACAGCACTATTCAAAAAAGCTCTCGCAGAAACAGGACAAGTATGTATTATGATCCGAAATGTTGGCGGCATTGTTGGCGAAGATGCAGGTGGTGGACGCACTGCTACACAAGATGATAATCCGTTTGATGTAAACGTAGTAAAGAAAAACATTCGTGTTGGATTATTAGAAGCAGGTTACGAGTATGGTGATCAGTATATTATTATGGAAGTGCCGAATATTGTAGATATTAGTTATGGGAGAGGTGTAGGTTATACCTTTACAGAACATGACTTAGGTTCTGAAATACATGATATCAGTGCAACTAAAATACGAAAGCAAATGAGAGAAGATGGCAAACTTTAGAGAATTGCAAGACGGCGTAAAAGTTTTAGAATTAAAAGAAGCTGTTGTACTCAATGTACGAACAAAATGTCCGAACAAGTGGAAACTTATAGATCTCGAAACAGGCGAAGAGTATTTAGGTTCTTCGCCTGACGAGCATTATATGCATTGGAAAAAGATTAAAGACTAGCGTCATCTAGTCCAGCAGTACGCAGTTTAACAATGTTTGATAACTGCCACTGTTTAATATCTAACGCTTTGATAATGCCTAACCACTTATTTCTAATTAGTGCAAAATCATTAATAATCTTTTCAAAGTCGACAACATCAGCTTCGCCGTCTACAAATTTTTCACAATCTCTACTGCTTAAAGAACGTTGATAGTTTTCTAAGTATTTGCGAAAATTTTGACTACGTAAACGGCGAAGCTCAATGTTTAGATATTCTAGAATGGCTTCAATTTCTTGAAGTTGATTAAAACGATGTTCAACAATACCTGGCATATTTGCACTAGCACGTTCAATATTGCCATATAGTTTTGTATCTTTTTTGGCTTCATTAAGTTCAGTATTAAAGAAATCAACTGCTTGTGGAATACAGCTAATATCTTTTGAAACTTCGTCATACCAATTCATCAAAATTTAATCCCATTCTTCTTCGTCATCATCGTCATCATCATACGATGCATGAGTTTCACTATCATCAATTGCATATTCTACAGCACCATCTAAATGTACATCAATGCCAAGCAATCCTTCAATATCCGAATCACTAACTCCATAATCAAGTAGCACGGTTACAAATTCTTGTGCTACAGTAGTTTTTACTTTTTCTGGTAAGTGTTCACTAGTAACACTCCATAAATCTGCAATGAGATCTGCTTTCATTTTTATTCTCCGGTAGTAACGATATCAACTTCATTTTCTTCGATGGGTTCATCGTCTAATGTTATATCATCGGTATTTACCGCAGGTTTAGTTTTTTCTTCATATTCCGACATAATTAGATCCATTTTTTCAGGAGCCATCCATGCCTTACGATATTCAATATGTTCTTCGCCTTTTAAATCAACATACTTGAGTCTGTTTCCTTGTTTAACCAACAACTCTTTTTTCTCAAATAGTTCAATAAGACCGCTATAAGGATTCATACCAGTTTCGTAAGGAATCTTAACCTGCACACCTTCGAACGGTTTTGCATAACGTGTTTTCATAACTTTACAGCCAGCACGGATACCACGCACTTCACTGATCTTGTTACCTGCCTCGTCTTCTTTAAGTTTCATCTTCTTCATTGCAACTACGATACTTGATGCGTAGATAAAACCCTGTCCGCCACTAATCTTGTCATCTGGATCAAACATATCCTGCGATGCATAAGTGTGGTTAGTACATACTAATCCTACATTATAACTGCCGATCATGTTAACTGTATTACGTACAAGCGATGTTAGTGCTTTAGGCTTACGACCCATATCACCTTTCATATCACCTTTGTTAAACTGATCAACATCTGTAGGTGTTAGCAACATACCCAAACTATCAACTACAAACAGTACCTTAGGACGATCTTCTTCGTCCATAGCTTTATAGTCTGCCATGAATGTTGAAATAGTTTTTGCTACATCATCAATCATTGACATGTTAAGTTTAAGAAGTTTATCTTCTCCTGTGTCAACATCGAGAGCTTGTAGCCAGCTTTCGTCAAGTGCGTTCTCTGAGTCAATTAGTACTACAAAGATGCCTTGATCCTGTGCGTGTTTTACAATGTTACCTGCACAGAAATATGATTTGCCTGCGCCTGATTCACCGGCAAACACTGTTACCTTACCTAGTGGCACTCCTCGGTGGAAGTCTCCACTAATAAGATAGTTTAATGCATATGAGCCTGTTGAGATCCAATCAGTAGGATCGTTAAAGCCGGCACTCATGCCTGTAATGCTTTTAGTAATGTCTTTTCTAAATTTTGATACGTCGAATGCTTTAGCCATGTTAATCTCCTAATCTAAAAAGCTGGGCAACTGAATAGGGTTGCATCTACTAAATGCAACCCTTTTAGTATTATTCGCCTTTGCGCTCACGGATCATTTTTAAAATGTCCTGTGCTCGGCTTTCGCCACCTTCGGATGGAGCCGCTTCAGCCGCTGGTGCTGGAGTTGCTTCCGGTGCCGGTGATGCCTCTACTACCGGAGCAGGTGCTTCTGCTGGTGTAGGCGTTGGCGTAGGAGCCGCAGATGCTACATTGTTATTCTGCGTATTTGGATCACCTGTACGCTGAGCCATTCCTGCAGGACGATAGTATTGTCCCCAACGATCTGGATCATATGCTTCACCGTCTACTGACGCTTCAAACATTTCATGGATGACTTTAAGCTCAACATCCGTTGGCTTCTTAGGTAGGAAGTCTGACAAGTTGTACAAGCCATTTGTTTCAACAGCCGCTTGTTCTACGTCAGTCAATGAACGCTCACGTCGGCTCCATGTTGAAGTTGAATAGTCTGCATACCCGCCTTTTGATGTTTTCTTAATTCTAAAGTCTACACCACGTAGGTAATCAGTTGGCAATTCTTCCAATTCGGGGTCCATTAATGCACCTTTAATAATTTGGAAAATTTGCGGACCAATAATAAATCTACGAATCGGATTCGAAGGTGTTTCCTCATTCAACGGATCGTCTGCTACAAACCCTTGGAAAATGTATGAACGCTTTTTCCAGTACTTGCGACCCATATCTTCGAGTGACTTATCTTTAAACCACGGACGTACTTCTGTCAAAATTGGACATGTTGTACCATCGTTATACATCTCCACACACGGTACTTGTACCTGTACATTTCGACTGTCGGTTTCACCTTTGATACCTGCAAATGGTAGTTTAATCATTGCACGTTCTACCCAAAAGAAAGTATTATTCGTATCACCATCGGGTAGGAAACGAACTACGGACTCTTGTCCTTCTTGAATATTCCAATGTGGGTAAATTGCGTTATCGCCACCTGATTGACGATTTCCGCCTGTGTTGTTTTGCGCTTCTTGAAGTTTTGCGCGGATTTCTGCTAATGATGCCATAGTGCCTTTTCTCCTATATAATGCCTATATGCTATGTAGCTACATTGCTACGTTTGTGCCTTATTTGTTTGTAGCACAGTATATATAATACTACCAACTACTCACAAAGTCAAGTCTTTTTTTAAAGAAAAAACATAAAAACTTATAGAAAGGACAAATTATTGTCCTTTCTAATCTGATGTTACATGCCTGATAAAGATTTAATTCTATCTAACTCGTCGTGTTCTTCTTGAGCAGATGCCTCTACTGCTTCTGCTCCTGCTTCTTGTTCTGGTGCCATACGCTCAACTAACTTGCGAGCAACTTGTTCTGCCTGTTCGCCAAACTTCTTACCTACCATTGTGCATACGCCTTCCGGTCCTTTTGGAAATGTTTCAGATGCTTTATCATAAAAACTAAAAATAAATTCAGCTACTTCTTTAACATTCATTTGTTTGTTTTGACTTTCAATATTGCCTTCAGTTGTACCAGATGCTCCAGTTACATACAATAAGTCCTGAACTAGATCAGTGTACATGCCTTCTATATCATTAACTTCGCCGCCGTCTTGGTCTGCATAAGCATTAGCAATTTCTTCAGAAGCATCTTCAATTTTTCCAGCTTGTACTAGCGCCATCGCTTTCTTGACATCTGGATCTCCGTATGCGCCGATCTCGTTTGCTTGTTCGTCAAAATCTTTAAACAGTTTCATAACTTCTTGCTCTTTAGCAGGATCCATTCCTTCTTCAACTGCTGGCTCGTCGACAAAATCGCCAAAGTCTAACTTTGGTAAAGTGTCTGGATCATTTTCTTCGATCCATGATTTAACTAAACCTCTAACACACCCGTCAGGATCTTTTTCTGCTTGCTTTTTAATCTCAGTTTCTAATCTAGGATCTTCAATAATACCCTGCAAGCTGTTGATTGCATTTTTGCCATCAATTCCAGCTGGAAAATGATCACCTACAAGTTTATTTAATTTATTAATTAAGTCTTCTTTTTCGCCTTCGTCTGCTAGTGTCAAAGGTGATTCTTCACCTAGGTTCATTGCCCAGTTTTCAAACTTACTAAACATTCCTAACTCTTCGTTGCCTTCGTTAGTGCCGTAATCGTCTGTGATATTGTCTATCATACGATCATGAATTTTTTCAAAGTCGTCGTCTCCGTGATATCCATGATCCACTGCAACGTCATCATACATTCTTTGTAATTCTTTTTGGATTTCAGGGCCGTGCTGTCCGTCTAGGCCTTGATCCATTAATTCGTAACCGTCATCGCTGTTAGCAATGTTAGTCATAAAATCTGTTACTTCCGGGCTTTCTCCCTCGTTAGCAATATCTTCTTCCTGCCTATCGGTCATTTCGACTATGTCGTCGTAGCCTACAACGTCTTCGGACCTTTGCTCTTGAGTTAAACGATACAAGATAGGAAATACATCTTTAATATCTTCTTTGAAATTCTTTACTGTAAATTGTTCGGTATATTGCTCTAGTACTTCGTCGGGTACTTCAACAGCATCAGATACCATAAAGTTTTCAACATATGCCTCATAGTGTGCTTGCTTAGAAAGCTGTTTAATTTGTTTCTTTAAATTTTCTAACTGCATCGTACTGCGTTCTACAACAGAATTATTGTCGGAATTCATTAAGTCATTACGCACTACATAGTTACTAAAATTCTTCAATTGTGCAATATCTTCGCTCATTTTAATAAGACTTTTACCAATATCATCGTATGGAAGTCCACCATTGGCAACATGTCGTTGCATTGCCTTTGCACCTGATAGATGAATAAATGGATACTTGAATCTTTCGCCTTGTTCGTTTTCAACAAATAATGCGCCAATATTTCTCGATCTTGCGCCAGGCACACTATCATCTTCTAGCGTTTTATTATGCTTAATAATTAATCTGGTATCTAACAGGTTCTGATAACTCTGTTTTTTTGTACCATACATGTTACTTTCGTTCATCATTCCTTCTCCGACAGGCTTTGTAATTGTATCATTTGAAACTGGTTTTGGTGTAGAGTGCTGACTTAAAAAAGCGTAGTCTCTTTGATCTAACATATCTTTTGCAACATCACGTGTATCAAAACTCATAAGTCTGCGTTTTGCAAACAAGCGCATTTCTCTTAGAAAACTATACCAGCCATCTTTCTGTCCGTCATCCATGCCTTCAGTAATTCCTGTCGAGAAGTAAATCTTTAAACTGCTCGATTCAGCTAAACTAATACTAACATGTCCAATAATTTTATCGTTTTCTGTATAATCAAAATCAAAGAATCTTGCATCCTCTGGATTAATGGTGATTTCGCCAGTATTTTCGCCTAACTTTAAATTAGTGAAACGGCTTCTAATCTTATAAAATAAATCTGTGGCTATATTGCTTGTTGCGTCCATAATAATATTTATCAAAATCCTGTACTAATGAATACCGGTAATGGAAGTTCTTCTTCCGATACTTTTTCAGTCATCTTGTCATAAATCTTAGGATCCCAGTCTGCTAAAACATCTGCCATCCTAACCGCTAGCAATGTTGCAGATACTAAGTCATCATGTTCGCCAGATTTTGCGTTAAAACTTACTCCAGTTGCAATAAATGTTTTTAGTTCTGATATTAACGGCTTACTGTTAAGTTTCATTTTATTTGTTTCTAATAAATTTTTAAATTTTGAACATACTGTAATTTTTGATTTATGAGTTGTATTGAAACCTTTGCGGAACTTTCTTACATGACCCCGTCTAATTGGCTCGCTTAAGAATAAACCGTGGAAGTTATCTTCGCCGATATCGTTTATTACTACTAAGGCGGCTTCGCCTAGTGTATTATTTTCTACACTATAGTAAATATTATTTCCTGAGCTGTTGCCTTTTTCGGCACATTGCTCGTGTATATATTTTATGATATCTCTTAGATGTCTTACTTGCTGTTGTACTGGTGTTGTGTTGTGGCGCCATTCGGCTACCTGTTCCATAGACGGCATTTCAAACACTTGTATTGCGGCATAATCTCCGCCTGTACCCAATGACGGATCTAATGATATAAGGTATGTAGACTTTGGATTAATATCCTTATACCAACGTGTTTGCCCCATATTAAATTTAGGCTCTCTGCCTTCAAGTTCTGCAAGTTTAACACTATTAATAAGAGTCTCATCAAAGATCAAGAACTCACATTCAAACTCACGACGGAAACGTTGTTCGCCAATCTTTGCTTGTTCTACTCTTGCCCATTCGTCATCTCTATCTGGATGCTCGCTCCAATGTGCAAAGTATGGAGCAAAACCGTTTAATCCAACTGCCGACTCGTTACCGTGATCGTCGAATCGTTTATTAGCTTCGGTCCATATAAGAGCAAACTGATCTTCGTCACTGTTTGGTGTTGATGTAATAATACACTTACCGCCTGTTGCCAGCGTAGGTGATAGTGCAGTCCAGAATTCTTTGGCTTTTTCAGGCGGTTGAACAAATGCAAACTCGTCACAATATATTAACGATAATGATTTACCACGTCCGGTATTTTCTGTTGTAGTAGTTGCTTGTATTCTTGCACCATTATCATATTCAATAGTATTTCTGTTATATGTATAAATTCCTGCACGAATAAAGTCTGGAAGATTTTCATAAGCAAATCGATATCTATCCATAATATCTTTTGCACCATCATATTTATGGGCGGCGATTAGCACTTGACAGTCTGGTACAAACATTGTGTACCATAACAAGTAAGCAACTGCACATGTTGTCTTGCCCATCTGTCTAGGCAACATCGCAATACATTGCTTGTTCTCAGCGTATGCTTGGATTAATCCTTCTTGAAACCCGTAAGGTTGAAATGGTATGCTTCCTCTAACTGGGTGTTGTATGCTTAAAAAAGTCTTAGCAAAAAACATAGGTCCGGTGATCGGATCCATACATGCTTCTAGTTGTTTTACTTGTTCTAATGTGTACTTTTGTGGCGCATGGGCCTTTTTAATCTGTACACCGTCTAATGATTTTGCCATGTAAATATTTACCAAAAAAATAGGACCCGAAGGTCCTATTGAGTTTAACGTACTATGCTCTTATTATTAAGCAAGATTTAGTGATGTTTTAACAGTGCAAGTTACATCTGCATAATCAATTTGATTCGGCGTTCCTGCAGATAAATCACCTAATGCAATAATTTCATCTTCAATTTGTTCAACTAGTGTTTCTGCACCGTTTCCGTCATAATCTAACGAATCATTTGGTGCTTCTACAGCAAATGTCATAACTTGATTTGTACTATGTAAGTCACCTCGGATTACAATTGTTGCATATTTTTGCACAATTTCAATACAAACATTAATTGCTTCTTCTGGATCTAACTGCGTGTTTACTGCTGTTCCAAAATCCAATTCAAAAAATGTTAAAGGTTTATTACCATTGTATAACGGAATTGACAAATCTAATGATGCAGGTCCAGTACCACTTACATGATATTGTGGGTTTCTTTTAATAAGTTCTGAACTGCCGCCACCGATAGTTGCTGTGGTTAAATCTGCCATTATTTTTCTCCTTTAGCTTCTGCTAATCTAGCTAATAGCTCTGTACGAATTTGATCTCTTAAAGTTGACTCAGTGCTAGGCTCGTCGACTACAGACTCTGTTGCTTGCATTGGATTGTCACCGTCCGACACTTTAGGATGTGTTCTTTTTTGACGGTTCATGCCGCCGGATAATTTATTAACTAGATATTCAATATCGTCGTAATCTTCATCTGGTTCGTTAGCATACGCTTCTTTTTTCTCAGCATCGTGATCATCCATATCGTGATCGCCATCATTATCTCTGTCAACAGTCTTATGTAATTTTTCTTCATCATCATGATCTTTTTCATGGCGGTCTAATTTACCGTCATCATCATAATCATTATCATCGCCTTTGTCGTCATCTTTGTCGCCCAACATTTTCATGATATCCATGTCTTTTTCGCCACCTGGCATATCGTCATTGTCTGCGTCAAAATCTGGTAAAATTTTATTAATAGGCTTAGGCATCGGAAGTTCATCTGGTCCGTCCATCGGCCCGGCCATACCCGGAGCCATAATACCCATTGGATCATCCATACCGATTACATCAGCTGGACTAGATGGTGGTGTTAACGGTGTATCTTTTTGGTTAATCATATCTGGATTAACTTTTGTCATTAGTTTTAGTACATCATCGATTGCATCGCCTTCTGCACTAATATTGATATTCATTCTTGCTTTATCTTTTTCTGGCATCGGTGCAGGCGGTGGTGCCATGCTAGGCATTTCTGCCATGCCGCACTCGTCTGTAACTGATTCAGTAGCAGGAGTATCAAGTTCCTGCATTTTAGATAGTAACTGGTTAAAATCCATTATTTACTCCCTACAGGACTAGCTACGCCTGCTTTATCTGTTTTTGCTTGACCTACCTTTTCAAACGCTTTGTCTCTTTTGGATTGATCCTTAGCATGTTCTTTGGCGGCTTTCTGTAAGTCTTTTAAAAATCCTGCATTAAAATCGTCACCGAAATAATCTTTATGTTTAATTTTAGCAGAGTCGCTGTAGTTTACATCCTCTAATCTCGAACCTTGTTTATTATCTGAAAACATATTAATTTGGTCTTCTTCGCTTGGGTCCGAGCTGTATTTTACAACAAAATGTTCACAACATGCCATTTGGTCAATCTGCGTTTTAATTTCCTCAGGTGTTACTGGATACTCTGTAACTACGTCGAACACATGTACATCCATATCAGCTAGTTGTGGAAAATCCATTGGAACTTTACGAACAGGAACTTTTTGCATACTTTCAAATGTAACAACTTCCTTGTCCTGTAGTCGAGACTTTAAGTCGTTGGCAAAGTTTTCCGGGCAGTCGCCGGCAATTTTTACCTTAAAGCTATAAACTTTTTTACTCTCAGCGAGGTATTCTTTTAAACTCTTCATATGTATATTTATTCCTTTGCGCCTAATTTCTTCATTAGTTCGTTACGATCAAGCGTTACATACCCTGTTCCGTCGATTAATTCGTTTGGATCAACATTTGCATCTCTGTCTATTTTTAATTTTTTCAATTGCAAATCGACTGCTTTAAGTTTTTTATCAACTTTTGCAGTTTTAGCATCTATAGCATTTTTAAGCATACTACCGGCAACTTCAAAAATTCTACCACTGTAACGTACTTCTACATTCATACCTAGATCCATTAAATCATCATATGCTTGTTCAGCTTTAGATGCTAGCTTGTCTAAGTCTCTATCTTCTAAATTATCCAACTCATTAATTTGAGGTAAATCGCCAGCGATTTGATTTATTGCTTGATAAGAATCGTCAACACTTTTGATCTGTTGATGTGGAGCTAGCTCTACAACCTCTTCTACTTCAACATTTTCAGCAGATTGCTTTTCTTGTTCTTCTAAGTCAAATAATTCTTCTAATTTCTTAGTCATTCTAATGCACCAAATATATAGTATTATTTATCGTTTATTACAAGGGCGGCAAGTATTTAAAATGATCCAACTCGTCTGCAAAATGATATTTGATTACACGTTTAAATTCTTTGCTCCAAACATCTGATACAGGTTTGTTTATAACATGCTTTGTAAAACCAGGGGCGCCTCTAGTATCAAACATTTTATGCAAGGGTATTAGATCTTCTGCTAAATTTTCTTGTCTTGCTACTAAATTACATTCTTTTATGTACTCAAGTTGTGATTTTGTAGCGGAATCATTTCGATCTCTTAGATAATCTATAAAATATGCAATACCTTTGTTCCATGCACTTTTGTCTTGATTAAGTTGCCATCGAGCGGCCATATTATAATTGTCATCTCTACTAACACGTTTTAAACTTTTGTGTATTTTCTTTGGTGCCCAATGATACAAACTTGACATGCGAGCATATGTGTTTCTTGTAATACACATTGCATAGTCGTAAGATACAATGTTTCTAGATATATGAGCTTCTTGAATTGTTTGATGCCCGATATTTTCGAAATCAAATCCTAGTTTAGATTGCTGTTGTTCAATCCAAGATACAAAACTTGTGCCTGCGGCTTTTGGGATATGCACAAACAGTAGCTTCATTATTAAAACTCGTACTGGTATGCTTCAATATCGTTTTTATATTTTTTATAAACTAAATCTTTTGTTTTATCGTTATAGTAATCTTGATATTTTGTTCTATCCGGAGTTTTATTTGCATAGCCCAAAGGAGCAAAACAATCTAATCGTTCTTGAACTTCTTTAAAGTCTTCATTTAAATTTTCAAGTTTCATTACATAGTTACAGTTAGTAGCCCACCTGTATTGCTCTGGAAGTCTAGTTTGCTCGAGCCAAGAATCAAATCCTTGTTCTAGTTTTTTTAATTTAGATTGCTGTAATTCTAGATTCCATTTTTCTTTTTCTGGAACAATTTTTTCTGGAGTTTCAGTTATATTTTTTATATATGCATTACACAAATATATTTTAAATGTGTACCAACTTACCATATAATCCCAAGGATTGCGAACAACACAAAATGTCCATCCTAAATTTCCAAATCTATTTTGTGCTTGTTCAACATCGGCGTGTTGCTTTCTTTTTGAAACTTCAATCTCAAAATTATCACGCATCCAATTAGTAATAGTGTTGCCGCCCGTTTTAGGTATATGGATAAATGTACAATGATAAGGATCTCGTATTATAGTTGCCATTATTTTCTTGCTTTTCCTTGATGAAAGATATCATCTTCTGTTACTACTCGAAATTTAATTTTTTTCTGTTTGCACCATGCAGTTGCGGCTTCCCATTTTGCTAAATTTTTAACATACTGTTCTTGATTGAATCGACTTTTACCAACATTTTCACGCATGGTTTGATTTTTTGGTTTAACTTCGATTAGCTCTGCATGCTTCTTACCTCTTTTATCAGAATATTGAATAAAGAAGTCAGGAACATATATTGTTGGTTTTCCTGTGAGCGGATCTCTATAAGGAATTTGAACACTTTCACTTGCCCAATTTTCAACACCCGGATGCTCGTCTAGCATTCTCATAAAAACAAACTCCCAACTACTTCGTGCCATAGGCGTTTTAATCCCGACGTACTTACCGGGATTTTTCATTTCAAATCTGCCTTGTGCAAACTTAGGCACGTACACCTCGTTTTTTATTATCGGAGTCTAGTCGTTGTTTAAAACCTAATGTGCTAATCGGAGTTCTATTGTTATTTAAGATTTCAATGATTATATTGTTTGCTTGTTGCGAATCTAAACTTTCAAGAGTTTGTAATATTTGCATAATTGGAACATTTTCAAGTTTTGCTTGTTTCAACACAATAGTGCTTAATAGTACTGATGCATCGTCATCATATCCTCTGCGTACAAAGAATGATTGTGCCGCATCAACATCAGTAGCGGTAAATTGTAGAGGTTCAGTTCCGTATTGGTCAAAAAAGAGTCTAGTACCAGCGGCACTATCATCTAGAATTTTTGGTGGTAAATTACTCGAAGCCATTTATTGTATCCCTGGTGGTGCTACTCGTCTTTGCGTAGCAGTAGTTGTTGCTGTTGAATTATTTTTTGGAAAGAAACTACCTACTAGTCCCGACACAGTGTTTGTTGCATTTGCAATAACATTTGGATTAGTTAAGATATTAACTGCCTCGCTTTTAAATTGTGATTTATCATAATTTTTAATATTATTATATGTGTTAAACGCACCAATAGCAGTTGACAAAAAGTTTTGTCCCGAACTAAACGCAGTACCGTCGCCGATTGCTCCGAATACTGATTCTAATCCATCTAATATCCCACCAGTTCCAAAAAGATTACTTACGCCGCCACCTTGAACACTTAAAGGGCTCGGAACATTGTCATAGTGCAATGTTGCAAATCCTTTTGGATTTCCTTGGCTTACAATTCCTGAACTGTATTGTACTGCTTCATATTCAATTGACATTGAACTTTCTGCTGGAGTTGATCCTTCGGCGTAGTCCATAGTTCCGTGTTGCCATGATGTGATCCTAGGATTTACTAGTGTATATCCAACGAATCTCTTTCTGCCCATAGTGTATATACTAATTGATTTAATCATGTCCTGGCCAGGAGATTTATTATTATCTAAGCCGTATCTAAATTTATTTCTAGGATCGGCGGTACCGATATATGCAGTATTAGAATATGCTGCCGATGGATTTTGTCTGTCTGCAATATAGTATCCGTAATATAAAGCCCATAGTGCGTTAATAACTCCTTGATTATCATCATGGAATGTTAAGCTAACTGCATCATAATTAATCATTTTATAGATTAGTTTTTTTCTGTTGTACTGATTTAGTGTTTCGGTATCAAATTTAAATTTAGGTAAATCTAAATTCTTACATAGCAATCCGACTTCTTCAATGTGTCGTTGTGAAAAACTCGGCGCTTTTAATGCCGCTTTATTAATATCGAATCTAACATAATAGTTAAATTTTGTTTTTGGTGCTAGACGTAAACTGTCATCGATGAATAAACGAGTAGCGTGTTGCTGGTTACCCATTATTCCTCTAGGACTTAAAATCCCACGTCCGACATCTGATAAGAATCTTGTAAATTTATTTGCCATACTACTATTTATGTCATAAAAAAAGCCCGGATAAATCCGAGCTTTTTATTTTTTGTGTTAAAGGTATTAACCCTGAGCGGCACTTGCGCCAGTTGTTGCCTCACCAAGTGATCTAACTACTGATGCGCCAATACCTGTACCTACGTCAGTTTCGCCTGCACCATACTGCTCTAAGTTATCAAAGCGTATAGTTAGTGCAACCTGCACAGCTTCGTTTGTACCATAGTTCAAATCGCCGTAGTCTGCGGCAGTTAAGAAGCAACCGTACAAGTTAAATGTTTCAAGTACGTTTACTTCGTTAGCACCGTTACCACCATCTAAGATTTCAATCTTAGTAGTAAACTTATAGTCAATACCTGATCTTGCAGAGCTTTGCTCAACAAAGTCGAATTGCTTCTGAATTTGTTGACCAACTAGCTTTTGCACCTGTCCAGTAGCATCGTCACGCAAGTTAAGACTAACTGTTTCCAGTGTATACTTACCTGCAACAAATACTTTAGAGTTGTAGATCGGTAATTCGATTTCTTCAAAACCAACGTTTGGACGGGTTACATCAACTACTTGCTTTGTTAGTTCAGTTGCTGCCGAAACTCCAAAGCCTAAGAGTGTTACCCTAAAACGATATTTTAGTTTGGGCATCAACAAAACTTGGTTGCCGCTATCTGTTGGTACCCCGATGTTGTTAAGTGATGTAATAGGCATAATTAAATTTCTCCTGTGTTCTTGACACGCAATGGAATGTAGATGAATTCAACAGCCTTGACCGGTTCAATCGCAATGTCTACATATAGTTCGTTACGATCAACTCTTGCCGGGGTGTTATTAGTTTCATCACAAACAACAGCAAAGTCATATATTGCACGTAAGCCTACAAGCTCTAAAAGTAAACTTTCAACCGCTTGCTTCACTTCGTCACGTGTAATTTTGTCATTCGGTTCAAAGATATACGGGCGAGCTAGTTTATCAAGCTGACTACGCAAGTATACCACTAAACGTGATACATTGATTCTGTCCAATGCCGAAGCATTTCTGCCTCGTGTTTTTTGTCCATTTGCAACAAGACCAACACCATTAAAGAACGCAATTGGATTAATCTTAAGATTATACAATGTATCGCGCTGTCCTTCGTTTAGTGCAATAGTTTGGAACTCGCCTGTTAGCGAATCAATGTAACCTACTGCTGTAGCGTTAGTAATGCCACCACGTCTTGTACCTGCTGGTGCAAACCATGGATAGCTAACTTGATCACTTAGCGCAATAGTTCTAAGCATCATATGCGATGCTGGAACAACAGCGTTAGCGCCACCCAAATCAGTTGTGAAACCATTTGGATAATAAGTTGCTAGGTACTCGTCGTAAGTAACAATGCCGTCATCGTTGTTGTCAACTACTAAGTTAGCATTTGAACCGTAGTTGTTTAACGATGTAGCATCTGCAGGCAATCTCAATGGTGTGTCACCAATTACAAATGCTGTTAATCCTCTATCAATGTTTAGATTAACAAGATTGCTCATTGCTTCTGTATAACCCGGACATGTAATAACGTTAAAGTTACGTCTTTCAGTATCACGAAGTGCATCTGTTGTATCAATTACACTCTTAAGTGCTTGTGTAACAACCATACGCTGTGCTTTTCTACCAAACGATCCGCTGCCGTCTTCTTGGTTGCCTGATTCAGTAGTCCATCTGTCTGTAGCATAACCTGCCATTGACTCATCATTTAAACGTGCGTTGTCTGCATTTATATCAATGTAATTGTTGTTATACTTCTTAACATTGCCACCGCTTCTACGCAAGTTCCATAGCAACATACCTTTTGGATATAGTGCTGGATCTGGAGCATCTGGGTCTAAATAATCGCTAGTTAGCAAGTCTTTAATTGATGCCGCTGTATCGCCAGTTGCACCACTTGAACCATAACGTGCGTCTGCAAACAAGATACCTTCTTCGCTTACTTGATCTGTTTTATCAAGTTCGATCCATTCTTGCAATGTACCGTTCCAACGATATACAGTTGGGAAGTTTTCTAAATCTGCTGTGCTAATCCAAAGATCACCGTCAACAATATCAGTACCATCTGACTGTCCGCCTACTTTTGCAGGAGCACTTGCTGATACAATTGGACCTGCTGGTGAACAGTTAGCGTAGGCTACATTAAAGTTATGATAGCCTACCCATGTAGTACCATCATGTATCATAATGTCAACATCACTAAATTCTGAATTATACCATAGTTGACCATCACTTGGCTCATTTTCAGGAGCACTTCTATCTGCTTCAAAGTCCAAGGACGATAAAGGTTTAAAGTTAGAAGCTACATAATCCTCTGTTGCACCTGATGGTAATGTATAAAAGTTGTCTGTTCCTAAGTTAGTATTAATACTATAAGGAGTAAACACTGATGCAATTGGAGTATTAGTACCGTCAGTAATGCGGAAATCTCCACCTGTTAAGTGTTTAATTTCAACTTCATTAGCATCTGTTACGCTTGCTTCGATGTTTGTTAAATCAGTCGATGCGTTAATTGCACCTGCTAGTAACACAGCATCAGCGGCAGCACCAGCGGCTGTAAATGTAATTTGAACACCTGCGGATACAGTATCGCTTGTCTTAATGCTTTCACTAATAGTAAAATCATTAGTACCTGCTGTAAACGAAGTGCTATCAATTTCAGCTGATTTAATAGTTGTATCACCAGTAGATGATCTATACCACATTCTAAACTGTGCAGTTTCAGGTGATGCGTCATTTAGTGTATCTTCGTTAGCATTTTTCTGTACAAATACAGTATCAGCTGGAAGATTATCACCACCGCCTGCTCTATCTAAGAAGTACAGTGCCGCAGTAGTTGATGCATAAATCGGTGCTTCAACACTTTGCCAGCTTCCTAAAGCTGAACTCCACTTTTTAGCTCTCCAACGTGCGCCGTTACCTGGCTCGGTTGTTTTAACCCATACACTTCCTGTTGGACGAGTTGTTGTATCGCCTGTTTTCCATTGTGGAACATTTGTGTGTGGTGTTTGTTGCAATTCAGGACCGTAAAATGTTCCTGCGCTGATTCCAATTTCATCAAAGTCAGCTGTTCCTGCAACAATTTCGATTGCATTGTTTTTAGAAGAATCATCTTGCCAACTATCAGCGTTGTAACCGTTTGTGTAAAGATACATTTTACTAGTTACGTTCTTTGCAGTTACACCAGTAATACTTGCACCATTAATTGTTGCAATAAGGTCATCTAATGTGTCGTCTACGTTAACAGTAATAGTAGTACCGTTAATCGTAAAGTTACCAGCAGTTAGTGTAGATGCTGTAACTGTATCGCCGACGATAGTTGGATGACTAGCAGTCCAGTCTTGACTTCCTACTAATACCCATTGTCCTGCGGCAACGCCTGCTTGTGTGTTTCCTGCAGACTTATAATACATCTTAATGTTTTCTCTAGAAGCACTAAATGTACCAGTTCCGTCAACAGTTTGTGCTACAACGGCATAATCGCCAATGCTTCCTACTGATGCTTTCGGTGCACCATTGTCAACTTTGGCTTCGTCTGCGTCTGTTAGTACAATCGGTGTTTTAACTGCAAACTTCTGTCCGCCTGTTGTACTAACTGCCGCGCCGTTCCACTCTTGAATTCCAAAGCTAGTGTTAGCAGTATCTAACCACCACTGCCCGTCATCTGGGTTCGCTCCCGGAGCATCTGCTGTTCCTTCAAGTTCGTTTAAATCTACATCCGCACGTACAATAAATGCCGCGTTGGATACTCCTAGTAAGCTGTAAGCAGATAGTAAACCATATTCGTTTCTTTCTGATCCGTGTATTGGTGTGTTGCTTGCCGTCTTTTCGAAGAACGGAACACCAAACAAATCTACTAATTCTTTTTGGCTGGTAACTTTATATACAGTACCAACGTTTGACGCTGTAGTGCCCTGGGCTATCCCGGTGCCTGCCGCGTTGCTCTTATCTTGGCCCGATGCTACGACAATTAGCGGAGTAGTCCCTGGTTCAGCAGGTGTGTAAAAACTCTCATCAATTACAGTAACTTCTACGCCTGGTGATTGTAATGCCATTCTTAATCTCCTGGTTACAAGTTGTAAGTTTGTTGTATATGTATTTAGCGAATGATTGAAAAAAACCGCTGTAATACACTTAGATAAAGGGGGAGAAAAGGTGTAAATATATGTATGAGACCATTATGCAAGTGCGGACAGCGCCCTGCCGCAGTAAACTACAAAAAGAACGGTAAAACATATTATCGAAGTCTTTGTGAAATATGTATGTCTAAAGGCGAAGGGCACGGTATCCCTCGATGGAAACGTGCCGGATATGTACCAAAGTCACAATGCGAACACTGTGGACATAAAAGTCCCCACTCTGAAGTATTTCTAGTATATCATGTAGATGAAAATCTTAACAACTGTAGAGCAACTAATTTAAAAACTATTTGTCACAATTGTAGTAAAGTACTATCTAAACAAGGTATTAAATGGAGACGTGGAGATCTAATTCCTGATCACTAATCATCTTAGCTGTAACTTGCTTGTACAGATTTTCTAATGTAGATTCATTAAATAGCTCAGAATCAAAATCGCTAGTCAACCAAGCCCATTCAGATGGGTGAACTCCTAGATTGTGCATTTCTTCGATAGCAAACGAATGTCCGTTACAGGCATCAATAGCAATGTCAGTCCAATCCGGAAGCTCGCCACGTTTAACCCAAGCTACTTTGCCGCCGGCTTTTTGTATAGCAGACACTTCATTCGGAAATCTACAATCTGAAATTACAATATTTTTATCTTGATTATCAAAAAGTTTCTTTTCGAGACTAGCAACCCAGATATCATTATGAAAATTATTTCTAAAAACATCAGTTCCGACATATTGAAGAACCCATCTTGGGGTTAGAGTTGGCATATCTAATCTATCAGCCCACCATGTATCAATTTGTTCGCGCCATTCACGAGCTTCTAATGAATGCCCTTCCAATAATTCTCTGTCCCAGCTAAAAATAGATGATACAGTATCTTTTAGTGTATCTGCAAAACTCTCTTTTTGAAAATTATTATTAACTAAAAAGTCAGCTACTGTATCCTTACCGCTGCCGATGAAACCGCATAAACCAATTATCATTAAGATCTCCTGTAATATGTTTTATATTATATAGGATTACTTAGGTTTTGTCAAGTGATTTTTAATACCAAGGCTTAACTTTCCCAGTGCGTTTCCCAGGATTATTAAGTTTTCTTACAAGTGCGCTTGCTGTATTAATAGACTTTGTGCGCTTTTGATGTCTTGCTTGTGTAGGTGCTGTTCTAGCACGAGTGCGTTTCATTTGTTGAGCTTTGCCAACATTGGGATGATCGTAACATTTCGAAGGATGACTTACTTGGCGACTTTTTCTAGGTCCAGAAGTACAACGAAACTTTAGTGTTGTGCCGCCGCCTCTTGCTGTTGCTTTTTTCCTACCCCATACGAGCTCTGCTTCGTACAGTTCTTCGTCATCAAACGGATCAATCTCTGTAAACTTCATCCTATTAACCATCCATAGCCCGAACCACCGGACACTTGTGTAGTTAGTTCAATAGTAAGACGTTCTATCTCAGTTTGGGCTTCGGCTTTTAAACTTGCGCCGTTAAGTGCTGTGCCGCCTTGCGGGCCAGCAATACTTGCAAACTTTTCTCGTGCATTACCAAGTATCATTTTAGCATGTGCTAATGTATAATCTTTAATCCACTGCCCGGAGTAAACATCCTCGATAATTACATGATCAGGTTTTGTGTTATATACATGTAGCATAACTTCTTCACCGCCTCGTGGGCGTTGTTGAATAATGATCTTATGACTTTGCGGATGCCAAGTAAAGTTGATAAACGAACCAAACATTTTACCTACTAATTCTTGATATCCAGAAAACAATTCGTATGTAGCAAGTCCTCCCATGTTAGTTGAACTTAACAAATATGTATTTGTATATGCTAGATTAAAAGGTTCAAACACTGTACCGCCAGATCCATTGCCTGTACGTGATCCTACACTTCTACGGAATATCTGTCGTACTGTTTGGATCTCAGTTGGAAGTATATATTCGTTTTTGTCTTTTTCTAAAGTCAAAAATGCAAAACTTTCTTCTACTGAGTTTTCACTACGCTGTCTAAACACACCTAACGCTTTAGATAATGCAACTTCGTAGTGCTCTGGATCTAATTCAACATCAATCATACCGTCGCCTAAATTTAAACGGCAGTAATTAAAGACTTCTTGCTTGGATTTATCAATCTGGTTCATATAAGTATTTATCGTTTGCGGTAAATACATATACTATGCCAAGACTAAGTTTATACAGACCCGAAAAAGGGAACGACTACAAATTCATAGACAAGACTGTTTATGAAATGTTCCAGGTTGGCGGAGTAGATGTTAATCTACACAAATATATCGGCCCAGGTGATTCACAAGATGAAACCGCGGCAACGCCTTCATACGATACTACTAGCGAATTAAACATTCAGGATCTTTTGTTTTTAGAAAATAGAGATAGAAAATACGATCCGGATGTGTTTACTCTTAGAGGTGTTTATAATGTACAGGATATCGACTTTAACCTAAGTCAATTCGGATTGTTCTTACAAAACGATACTGTGTTTATAACGTTTCATATTAATAATACTGTTGAAAGTTTAGGCAGAAAATTAATGGCCGGAGACGTTGTTGAACTGCCGCACTTAAAAGACGAATATGCGCTCAATGATTTAACATATGCATTAAAAAGATTTTATGTAATTGAAGAAGTTAACCGTGCCGCAGAAGGGTTCAGTGTAACTTGGTATCCCCATTTGTACAGAGCAAAATGTTCGCCGCTGGTCGATAGTCAAGAGTTTAAAGATATATTAGATGGTGTTGCCGATGAGACAGATTTCAAAGGTGAGTTTAATGCTAGCTCAACATACTATCCTAACGATACTTTTGAATATAACGATAAAACATATACAGTACTAAAAGAAGTAACTGGTATAACTCCGCCGAACGTCGAGTATTATAAGATTTCAGATACACTAAGAGATATTATGAGTACTTACGAAAAAGAAATGCAGATAACACAAGCGGTACTTAATCAAGCCGAAGAAGATGTACCTCAGAGCGGATATGATACTACTAAATTTTATACATTAGAGAGAGATGTTGAAGGCAATGCTCAATTGGTTACAACTGATAGTGATCAATTGTTAATTCCATCAACAGACAAAGACGGCAATACCTTGTACGATGAAAACGGCGAAGAAATTTATATGGCAGTTACTGCCGATACTGTTTTTGAAAGTCCAAGCGGAGAAGGATATAAGGGTTACTTAACCGGTGACGGTATTCCGGGCAACGGTGCTCCATTCTCACAAGGAATAGCATTTCCAATTAACCCAATGGATGGACAAATGCATTTGCGTACTGATTATCTACCGAATAGATTGTTTAGGTACTCAAGCGGAAGATGGTCTAAAGTAGAGGATGATGTAAGAATGACTATGAGCAATTTAGGTCCATCGGATACTGCCGCAGGCGGAGACTTTGCAGGGAAAGATGAAAAGAAAACTCAGAAATCTGGATTTATTAACAACCCAACAGTTAATACAATCGACGGAAAGTCTATTAAAGAGAAGCAAGGACTGCATAAAGCTCTTAGACCAAAGGCAGACGACTAATGAGAATTTGCGAGATTACTGAAAACTTTGAGTTTGATAATGTATCAAAAATTGATTTAGAAAACTCATTAGATCGCATGGCTGAAATAGCAGTTAACGGCGATAGGTTGAAAGATGTCTTTGTTATGCGTCATACACATAACATGACATTTAAACAAATTGGTAACGAAATTGGCACAGGTATCGATCGTGCTAGACAAATTTATTTAAGAGCAGTACGTTATCTAAGAAAAATGTTACAAGACTATAACACAGACGAAAACTTTTCTGAAGGTTATAAACTACGGTTAGAACGTGATAAAGAAATGTTGGTACTAAACATTACTGATACTAAGACAGGCAACCGAACAGAAGTACGTGGCAAACCTAACTACGAAACCGAGTACGATCCTAGTGATAAACTGCATAAACTACTAGACAAAGTAGGCAAGAGTGCTAACATTAGTGATCTTATGAACGGCGAAGTAGTTGGTATTAATCCTAATCATCCACAAGGTGCAAGTGCAAAGTCTGCTACTGATACAGCATATAACGAAAACTTCGCTGACGGTAAGAAAAAAGGTAAAAGCAGACCAGGGCGTGTAAAGCGTTCAGGTGCTAGTTGTAATGGATCAGTAACAGCACTACGCAAACGTGCTAAGAACGCAAGTGGTGAGAAGGCTAAGATGTACAGGTGGTGCGCCAATATGAAGAGCGGAAGACAGAAGAAAAAAGGTAAAAACTAATGGACTATTTTTATGACGGTCAAATACGCAGATACCTGACACAATTTATGAGGATCTTTATAGGCTTTAAGTACGAGGCCGGTGATGGTACTCAGTCCACTGTTCCAGTTATGTATGGAGATCTAAATAAACAGGTTGCAAGTATTATCAGAGAGAACTCCGAAAACAAACTTCCTAGTGTTCCTAGGGTTGCTTGTTACATTACTGGATTAGATATGGACACTAGTCGTCTTTCTGATCCGTCATTTGTAAGTAAACTTAACATACGAGGACGTGATTACAATTATGATTCAGCTGGTGCAGATCCTACTTATACAGGTGAGCAAGGCGGAAACTTTACAGTTGAACGTTTAATGCCAACACCATTTACTTTGTCTGTTAAAGCAGATTTATGGACTAGTAATACTGATCAAAAACTACAATTGCTTGAGCAAATGCTGGTATTGTTTAATCCGAGTTTAGAAATTCAAAGTTCGGATAACTACGTAGACTGGACTAGCTTAACAACCGTTTACTTAGAGTCAACAAATTTTAGTTCTAGAACAATACCAGCCGGAGCGGCAGAAGACATCGATGTTTGTAGTTTAGATTTTACAATTCCGATATATATTTCACCGCCTACTAAAGTTAAAAAACTTGGTATTGTAAGAGGAATCGTTGCAAACGTGTTTAGCGAATCTGGTGATGTTGTTGATATCAGTAGTTTAATATATAATAGTCAAAACTCTACAGGATATGTTAGTAACGTTACAGGCGGTGCTGGTAGTGCAAATGCATTAGTATCGACTAATGGATTATATCCGGTAATTCTTTTCTCTGCTAACAATGGACAGCGTTACGATTACACCCTAACAGTAGTCGATCCTGCTAGTGCCATTAGGAAACTAGGATTAGAATCTAAAGAATATTCAAACGGAAAAGTTCTCAGTTGGGATGCTATTTTTGATCAAATGGGCGGAAAGCCTGCAGGAAGTATGGTTTACTTTAAACAACCTACTGGATTTGAGTTAAGAGGAACAATGGCAGTACATCCAACTGAACCTAATGTATTGCTTATAACTTTGGATCCCGAAGGTATTCCGTCTAACACACTTATTACGAGTGTAGTCGGTGGAACTAGAGGAACTATTGATGCAATAGTTGATCCATTTAATTATAATCCTGTTGAGAAATTCGGAGGAGCAAATAATATACCAGTCGGAACACGCTTCTTAATGTTAGAATCTATTGGACATGCAGATAACGAAGATGGTGCAGACGGCTGGAAAGGTTCAGACGGATCTACTAATAATGGATCTTTTGTAATTGAAGAAAACAGTATTGTCGAGTGGGATGGTTCTTCATGGGAAATGATAAAAACTCAAAATACTTTAGATAATCCTACTTATATTACAAATCTCAAAACAGGAATACAATATACCTGGAATGGTGAATATTGGCTTAAATCTTTTGAAGGTGAATATTCGCCAGGTTACTGGAGATTTGACTTAGACCCAGACTAAGTAATTACATGCATAAACATGTAGGACTGCTTTATCTTTCGACCGAGTCGCGTAAACTATTATTGATTTTAAAGAATCAAAAATGGACCATTCCTACATTTTCTGTCACAAACAATGTAGTTGATGATTCGCAATCTACCCAGTTAGAATACTCTACTGGTAAAATTTTACCTATTGAGTTATACACATCAAAAGATAGTGGATTTGAATATGGAACATTTGTATGCTTAGTTGAAAAAGAATTTACCCATGTTCCTGTAAATACATACTGTTGGGCAGACTTTATGGATTTGCCTAAAAACTTACACGTAGGGTTGAGAACAACTCTAACAGATAATTTAGTAAGAACAAAACTTGATACAATTTTGGAGTTGCACAATGCTATCATTATTTGATACACCACAATTTAGAAAAGAAAAAGAAATTTATAATTATATTATTCGTCATGCTAACGATCCTTTAGCTACTAAGGTAAAAGGATTATTGGTAGATCTAGAATCTACAATGAAAGAAATTGACAAAGGTCATGTAGAGTTATCTACGCAACGTACTTTGCCAATTAGAAATGACGAATCTAAATTAAAGATACAGGATATTCGAAAAAAACTAGATAAGTTAGTAAAAGAGTTTCAGCGTAAAAATCCTAGTATGGATATTAAATAAGCGAGATATCTTTAATAGTTAACGAACCAACCATCCCTGCATGATTCTGGCATTGGTATCTATAACCGCCGGATATATCAGTAGGTATTTTCCAATACAACACTCCGCTAGTTTTACCTTGTGCTGCCGCTCCAGAACTTACTGTGCCGTCGGGTGCTACATGAACAAGACCAGTATTATAAGGTAGTCCTGCTGGAGTCTGTATTTCAAACGGATGACCTTCAATTGCTGATAAATCAAATGCAACAGTAGTACCGTTTATCACAAAAATTGTAGGGTTATCGCCGGAATACTGATCAAATGTATAAGCAGTTGCGCCTACATTGTCGACTACTAATTTAGTCATTGCTGGTAGATAATTATTAGCTACATCTAACTGGCTATCAACATAGGCTTTTGTAGTAGCATCGGCATCAGCAGTCGGTGTTGCAAGTTGAGTAATTTTAAATCCGCCTGCATCTAAGTCAGCTGACAATGTAGGATCAGTATCTTCTACTAATGCAGACAGTCCTCCACCACCGCCCGGAGAAGCTGATATTGTAATTGTGTCTGTAGTATCATCTGTTGTAATGGTTACGTTTGTACCTGCTACTAAAGTTAAAGTGTCAGTTAGACTATCTGCAACAACATCATTTTGCCCTGCAACACTAATCGTACTAAAGACATTAGCATCGTTAGTAATAGATAACTCATCAGCATTACTATTAGTGCTAATTCCGTTGCCGCCTAAGAATTTAACCGAGTTGCCGGCTGGCACTGTCTGTATTGTAGAATCATCTGCCGAGAAGCTAAATTCTGCGCTTCCGCCACCACCACCGCCTCCGCCAACTCCTGCGGCTGTTGCTTTTGTTAAAAAGTCTGCATCGGAAATATTAGATAAGTCAGCTCTAGCAAGAGGCAATCCTCCAGTATTTTCATTACTTCCTGTATAAAGTCTTAAAGTGTTTGCATTGATATCAAAATAAATTTCACCGCGAGATCCAACCTTTCTATCCAAATAGTCAGTGTCTCTAGGTACAATTCTTAAATTATTGATAATCGGAAAATTAGCCATGTATTCTCAACCCAATCTGTTATATAGTATTTATCTTGTTCAATAAATATCATTGATGAAGTATATTAGTAAGGAAAACGCAATTCCAATTGCATATCAAAATGACCTAGAAGACTTGTTGTTTTCTAGAGAGTTTCCTTGGTTTGTAGTGAATGAAAGATTTAATGATACTCAGTTTAATACTGCATTTAGTCATTACTTAATTGATGATGGTCCTAACAATAAGAAAGGAACAACAGCAACACCATTCTTTACAAATTTTGCACCTATCACATATGTTATGGGCGAAATGCTTAATAAAGAAGTTGATAAGATCTTACGAGTACGAGCCGGCATGTTGATGCCTACTAATTTAACACCTAATGGGCTTCCAGGGTATGATGTTAATCCGGGCGATGATGCCCATATCGATTTTAGGATACCGCACTATACAGGACTATATTATGCTAATGATGCTGACGGTGACACTGTTGTTTATAACGAAACAACACAATCATCGGAATATACAGAGCTAACTAGAAGTTCTCCTAAAAAAGGAAAAATTTTTATCTTTAACGGAAGTCATTACCATCAGAGTTCTAGACCTAAAAATTGTTCAGGCAGAGCAGTTATAACTTTTAATTTTACAGTGAAATGATGTTTAACTTTTTTAAAAAACAAAAACCCGAAATAACATTTTGGTCTGAAATAGAGGGCTTAGAACAAGTATGTCCTCCTGTACCTATGCGTGAGTATATTCCTAAATGGTTTAAGAATATGCCTAATTCAATAGACAGTAATCAGCCTTTACATCCCGGTACTGCTAAAAGATGTCCAGCATTTATGGATTTTTGGGAGAATGGATGGGTCATTCCTCTATGGTGTGATTTAGAAGTTATTACAGACAAAGATAATAATTTTAGTGTGCGTACACCCGAAGATAATTTTAGATTTGATACTCACTTAGACAATCAATTTATTGATCACATTCCTAAAAATTCAAATTATGAAATGATTTTAAAAGCAGTCTCGCCGTGGAGAATAATGACTCCAAAAGGATATTCAGTTTTACAACTTCCAATGTTTTATGATTTTAATAAAGACTTTACAGTTCTTCCAGGAACTATTTGGACTGATGTGCATTACGAAGTAAATCAACAAATTGCTATCCATAATACCGGCAGGACTTTTATTCCTAGAGGAACTCCATTGGCAGTATACATACCTATCAAACGAGAAAAATGGAAATTTACAATATCCGAATTAACAGAACAGTTGAGATATAAAACTAACATTGCATACTATCACTGGGCTAGTAAGTTTAAAGACGGATACCGAGAACATATTCAAAAGATTAAAAAGGATCAATAATGGGTTGGTGGAATAAGCTCGTAAGAGATAAAAAAGAAACCGAAGCAGAATGCCAAGTAGATTTCTGGTCAATAGTTCCGGGAATGGAAAACATTGAACCGCCTGTTCCGGCTATTAAAGAGATGCCTGAGTGGTTTCGTGATTTGCCTAGAGAGCATGTAGGCGCAGGCGGTCGGCCCGAAACAGCAAAAGCATGTCCGGCATTTATTGATTATTTTAAACAGGGATATGTTTTAAAAATGTGGACTGATGTTGAAGTCGATGTACACAAAGATGGTCAATATTATTGGAATACACCTAACAACAAGTTTTGGCAATTTACTAATCAAGGCAATGCGCAGTTTAAAGATCATATTCCGAACGATCCATATAGCATGATTTTTAAAGCTATATGTCCGTGGAGAGTTCGTACTCCGCCGGGCTGGGCTATTATGCAGTTGCCTTTGTTTTATAATTATAATAAAGACTTTACTGCACTGCCAGGCGTTATATGGTCCGATATACATTATGATATAAGTCAACATTTAGCGTTATATAATTACGGTGTTACAAAAATCGAGCGAGGAACTCCTCTCTGTCTTTTTGTTCCGTTCAAGAGAGATTCGGTTAAGTACAACGTAGGCCCGATGACTGACGAGCTTCGTAAAGTTACTGAAGTAGGTTATAGGAGATGGGCCGATGTATTTGCCGGTGGGTATAAAAATTTACAAAGAAAAATTTCAAAGGAGAAATAAATGAAACCAGAAGAAATGGACGTAGGAAAAAATTATTTTTGTCACTACGAAGCTCAAGTTAGTGCTGATAGTGTTCCATTGTTAGCAAGTCAAGCCAAGGATATTCCGTTAACTTTAATTAATGGCATTGGGCAAGTACTTCAAAGAGATCCAGAAAATCGTTTATGCGAAGTAATTGATTTATCATCACATCAACGTTTTGTTGTTAACTATGATCAAATGAGTCAAATCGCCGAAGTTGAATAATGGAAATTAGCGCAGTCTTTCCTGATGCAATTGCAAGGGTTAATAATACATCAGTTGCATACGATTTAGAAATCTTAAAAAATAAATTAGTTTGGAAGAACGACGAAAACGGTTTAGGATCGTTTGATCAAAGTCAAACTAACTTACATGAAGATGAAGATTGGGCGCACCTTATCGATTGGTGCAAGGATCAGGCAATAGAATTTTGGAACGGTATTGGATGGAAGTGTGATGATTTAATTTGCTGTCAAGCATGGGTCAACAACATGTCTGATGGTGGTCAAATTAATTGGCATTATCATAGTAATAGTATGATTAGTGCTGTATATTACTTAGACGTCACTGAATATTCGGGAGGCACAGTTTTTAAATCAACTAAAAATCCTCTAGAAACTATGATACAAACAGAGATTAGTAACACCACTCCGTATACTGTTGGTGAATTTTTGATGCCAGCAATACAGGATACTTTATTACTTTTTCCGTCATACATAAATCATACAAGCCAGATAAATACTATGCCGACAAAAAGACTTACTGTTAGTATGAATTTTATGCCAACAGTATTAGGCAAGGAAAATCATTTCAATTGGCTATCTTTATAGCTAAAAGTATAAATACTGTTATAAAATAGGAGTTACCCGATGTGGACAGTTGATAATAAAGAATTTGACGCTTACTATAAAGCATTTGATTATGCAATGTTCATCAAAAATACTGAAGAGCGTATTGTAGAAATCAAAAAAGCAGGCGCCAGTAAAGGCGTAAAACTAGGACCTGAAACTGAAGAGGTTGAAGGAAATGATTATTTTAACGATCGTTAATCCGACTTAGATCTAATTCACTTAGTTCTTCCTGCATTCCAATTTTCTCAAAAATCATGGTGTTGAATGCTAAACTTTTTCGAGGAGTATCGTTAAAGTTTTCAGCAACACCATGTTTCTGTTCGCTTGGAAATAATACTAATGTATTCTTCTTGGGAGAAAATTTATGATAGTCCCATGCATACACACTATCAATTTCTGTATTTCGTTTTATACTAAAGTTTGTTCTCGGCTCTGGTTTTAAAAAAGAAATATCCTCAATATCATCTTGCCAATAAAACACTCCACTAACTAAGCTGTTAGGGTGGCGGTGCATAACATGCTTTTGTCCCTTACATTTAGTACTAACCCAGCTCTGTGTGATACTAATTTTATTGTAATCCCATGCTAATACTTCTTTACAGTATATATTAACATGTTTTAAAATCCACTCTTTTAATAATCCACATTCGGGCCTGTTTAAAATATAACTATCGGCCGAAACGCCGCCATATCTCAATTCAGTATCTGCTTCGGTGTCAATACTTAAAGGAAGATTATGTAGAAAATTAATACTATCTTGTAAGTTCTCTATATTTTCTGGTAGTGCAAAGTATACCGGTGTTGGAAATATACCGACTACTTCGTTATGATCGTTCATTATTCTACCAACTTTACATTAAATGCAATACTGATGCGCTCTTCGTCAGTATCGTTTAAACCTACCATATGTTCTAGATATGACGGAAATAAAATTGTTCTACCTTCGTATGGTTTATAAGTTACCGAAGCATGCATTCTGTTTGATCTATGAGTAAGTTTATGATAATTGTATGCACTTGCAGGAGAATTAAACATCAAGTCTCCGCTATTTGGCGGGGCGGTTACATAGAATATTCCTGAGATATCTGATTCCGGGTGCATATGAAATTCTTGGTACGATCCTTTTCTACTATAGTTTATCCAAGACTCGTCCATCTTTACAAAACTGTATGGATAATTTAAATCTAATTCGTACAAGAAGTCGTTAATTAATCCGTATAGATATTCTTTTAATAACGGACATTCTTCTTCTACAATGTTTACATGTTGGTCAAATCTAAAAGTAGCATCCATTTTTCCCGCCCACGGATTAATGGTGTTTTCTCTATTATTTTCAGCGGCTACTTTAGTTTCTGTAATCAACTGTTCTCTAACATCCAGTGTTGGATCTACCACTTTAAGTGGTATTCCAAAGGGCGTATCAATGTATTGCATGTTAAGTTCCTATATCAAAATTAATTATACATCTAGATGACATATTCGGACTAGAGCTTGAGTGGTACCTGTTACCGTTAAAAAACACACATCTTCCTTTTTTAGGGTAAACTACTTGATCGATTTCAAAGTCTGTATTAGGAATATCGCGTAGTTTGATGTCATTACTATTTTGTTTGTAAATATTAGTCGGTGCTTCGTTATCATTAACATAATACAAACACACAAGATGTGCAAAGTCTAAATCAACATGCGGATGATTAGGTGTTTGTATGTCAACTCCACTAGGCAGTTGTAAAAAGCTACGTGCAGTTATAATCTCTTGTACGTTTTGATTAATTTTAGCACATGCTAAGTATGCTAACGGCTTAATAAAGTTCAGATACGGACTTGTATGATCCATTTCGTAACTGTAAAATACATGACATAATGCCGGGTTACTCTTTTTAAGTTGTGCTTTTTCAATTTTTTCCTGTACAAAAGTTACATCATGTACATAGTACCAAGGAAAGTTTCCCTGATTAAACATCATATCATATATTTCATCTTGATAAGATGTTGGTATTACATCGTCGACTACAATAATATCATCTATCATTCAAATACTCTAACTTCATTTTTTCATCTATAAGATTCCATAAATCGATACTTACAGGAAATTGTACAATTCTGTCGTCTACAAGTGTAGACAAAAACGCTCTTGTTCGTTGTAGTTCTTTAAATGTTACACTATTTTCTAGGTAGTTGTCAACCTTTTTCTTTGTAGTTTTCCAAAAAAGACTGTCATATTTACTCCCGCCGGCATATACAAAGTGTATAAAGTCTTTGTATCTGCTTGCAGAGTTAATTAACTTTTTGTTAGCATGTTCGCTATCTTTACCATCTAAAATAACATCTATAAACTCTACAATTATTCCTTCATAAAATGTCCCACTAAGTGCTTCTAAAGGTTCATAGAATAATGCTTTGTTACCGTTAACTGCTATACGATTGTTAATAAATGTGTTAGCATGATAATTTTTAAATTTAAACTCTCGTAAGTTTAATTCTTCTACTTTAGTGTTAAATATTGAAGCAATATCTTTTGTTGCCTCTTCAACAGAAGTAATATTATCATTAAACAAGTAGCCCCAACCCTGACGGGTTTGCAAAGGTATTCCAAACATCCAGCCGTGTTCAGTTGCGTAATGATGTGTGTAATTCCAATCTCCTGGAGTTTCAATCATATTAACTAAGCAATGATTAACTGGCATGTTTTCATCAACAGTATAATCACTATAGTCTTTCGGATAGCCGGTACAATCTACAAGATAATCGAACTGTGATATTTCGTTATTGATTGTAACTTCAACACAATTTTCATCTTGAGAAATGTTTGTTATTTTTCCTTGTATTTCAGAAAACCTATCTGCAAATTTCTCGTTGCACCTATCTAACACGAACTTTCTTAATTTAAAATTATTAAAATGCATTCCATGATACGGAGGATAAATGCTTGTAAAGAAATCATTATCACCCCAATTAGAATATTTAACTCCGTGTTTAGTTGTAGCATCTAATAGTTCGGCATCTTCTACCATCGAAAAGTCTAATACCGATCCTAATACATATGGGAGAAATGTAGTTGTGCTTTCCCCTATTCCTAAAATATCAATCGAAGGATCATAGATACTAACCACTTTAATATCGTCTGGAGTATGTCCTAATAAATGAACAATACTCTGTAAACCAGCTGTACCGATTCCGACAACACCAATTACCATTTAGGCTTTTCCAATAGATGTGGGATAAATTTACTAGCTAGACTAAATCTAAAATGAGGAGCCAGTACAGTGCTTGGACGAATCATATGCGGAATTTTTGGATCAAATAATATAAAACGTCCCGGTTTAAACTGGCTGCAAAACTCAATGTTTTTTCCTTCCTCGTCTAAAAACAAGGTATCGCCGCCCCATTCAACATCCCAGTTTACGTTCATATAATATACAAATGTTCTGCCGTGTTCGCTATCATTATCAACATGTACATGAAATCTATCCGACGGAGTAACCATATTAATCATTGTGTCATCAATATTTTCATACGTCATATGATGTTTTTTTCTAATTTCCTCAGGGATTAAATCGTAAATTCCCATTTGCTGAACATCGTTAACATGATACATACTAACAACACTAACATGCTCTTTATATTCTAAAATATCATTATCACTGCCACGAATACGAAAAAAAGAATGTTGTGCTTGTTCATAAAATCCGGTGCGTTCTTGATACGTAAATACATCATCGTAAATCCAAATTTTTCTTCCAGTACTAGTAGTTACGATTTGTTCTTTATAAGTTCTTTCCATTCTTCTATCCTTATACTTTTGTTTTGTATCTTACGTTGTATTTGTTTTTCTTTTTCAAAATGTTTTAATACCAACGAATCTACATCATCTTTAATATCAATTATTGAAGGATCAATAATATCAAGTGCTTGAATAACAGTTAACCAGCTTTCGATCCCGTACTGATACATATACTGTATATATTCGATATTATTGGTCCTGTAAAAATATTCAAAATCGTGTAATCTAGATCTCAACGAGTCGGGTATTCTATTCGGATTACTTTGCTGTTCTTTCCAAAATTCAGTGTTTAGGCCTTTGCCTCTATAATGCAAACTTAAGAAGTCTTTAATTGTCTGATAAGATCGATGTACTGCATTGTTGAACTGTGATCTATTATTAAAGTTTCTGCTATGCGGATTGAAATATGCTTGCAATGCTAATAAACTATCTACAATAACGCCGGTACCATTTGCTTCTAAAGGTTCTAAAAACCCAGTGCTCAATCCAATACCGATTACATTTTTATACCAAAACTCATCTAAAATACTAGGAGTAAATTTAAGTTTTGCTACTGGCTCGATGTGATTTCCAAACTTCTTATGTACTTCTGCAAGCGCCTGGTCTTCAGTTAAGATATCAGGATCGTACAAGTATCCTTGACCAGAACGATGCATTAATCCTATTTTCCAACTCCAGCCCGCATCCATTGCTGTTGCAATTGTACTCGAATATAGATCACTATCGTCCCACCATGCTACTACTGCCCTAGCAGGGAAAATTTCTGAATAGTCGGTGTTACTTATATTGCATTCTTTTTCTAGTAGTAATCGAGCAAATCCGCTACAATCAAAAAACCAGTCTGCCGATAAGGACGGATGATTATTGAAATGCATTGTTGTTAAGTTACCGTTTTCGTCTTTATCGCAATGTGTAAACGATGCTTCGACTAATGTTATACCTCGGCTTAAACCAATTTTTTTAAGATATGCGGCAGTAGCTCTGCTGTCAAAGTGATGCATTGAAGGATGCAACGGTTTTAAATTATTGTCAAATGGTACTTTGTTATTCTTAATAAAGTCGCCGGCTGTGAATGCATCACACAAGTCTACATTATTTTTAATTAATGTTCTAAGATAGAACATCTGTTCTTCGAGCGAATCAAAGTTTTTACTCCAACTATCTGTATAATTGTGAACAAGAGCATGATGGAATACACTACCCTCACCATTCCAATTGTAAAATATTCCTCCCAACTTTGGTGTTGCGTTAACAGCATTCTCCCATTCAACTATATCAATATCTAAAAGGTTAAAGATATTTGCAATTGCCATTCCTCCTGACTCGCCTGCAATAATTGGAGGTTTTGAAGGATCTTCAATAACTGTAACAACAGTATCTGGCCATAATTTCCTTAATGTCATTGCCGTTAGCCAACCGGCTGTGCCGCCTCCTAAGACAATAATATTATTTTCCATAAATATTATCTCTTAAAAACTCGTAATGCGTTGGCATTTTTTCGATTTGTTCTAACATATGTGCATTCCTGTCATTTTGAGCTTTACGTACATTTTCCCAGTACTCTACAACACTAGGGAAACGGTATGCTTCGCGTTCTGCAAGCTGGATGCTTATAGGATTAATGCCCATGCCTGCAATAATACAATTTTTTCCATCAGTATATGTCGCATCTAGTTCATACTTAGAAGTAAGAACAGACATTGTGTCCTGCACACTATATACAAGTTCTGGTTGTAGATCTAAATGATTTCGTTTATAATTTACATTCGAAGTTACATGATGCCAATACGGTGTATCATCTCTTTCGCTAAGACCGTAATGAAGAGACACAAACTGTTTAAAGTTTTCAATTTCCATTTTTGCGGCAAAGTTCCACGAGTCGACATCAATTTGTGTCACTTTTCCGTGTCTCCTAGATAATGCTTCGCCTAACCTAATAATGTTTTCATGAGTCGTTAGCAGTCCGGTTGATTCTAAAGGTTCGATGAATCCCAAAGCAAGACCAATAGAACAAACGTTTTTAAACCAAGGTTCTTTTTGTATCCCGTGCTTAATATGTATTCTATTGAATGTTAATTCACTAGCATCGAACCCTTCTCTTTTTGATAAGTGATTTCTAAATTCTTCTTCTGCTTGTTCCCAGTCTACAAATTTACTTGAATGGACATACCCTGTTCCAATTCTATTCCACAACGGAATATTCCAAACCCAGCCGTTCTCTATAGCAGTACAATTTGTAACAGACTCCATCTCGTTTTCTCTATCTACATACGGTATTCGGACTGCTAATGCTCTATCATTCATTAACACATCATCAAACGGCTCAAACGGAACACCTAATGTTTCTTGTATAAGAAGTTTTTTAAATCCTGTACAATCGATGTATAGATCATAGCCCGATAATGTTACACCTTCTTCTGTGTCGATCGAACTAATTCCGTCACTGTTTGTTTCGATATTAGTAATAGTTGCTTGTATATGTTCAACGCCATTCGGAATAGCAATATTATCTTTAAGATACTGTCCAAACTTTTCTGCATCCATGTGGTAAGCTGTGTCAAAGTGGAAATTAAATGAACTAAACAAATTATCTTCGTTTCTAGATAATTTATTTTTTTCTGTCATTAAGACATGCGGCATATTGATATTAGCAAATGAGGTACTTTCAATTTCGTTTTTATTAAAGTATGCTTCATAATACGACCAGTCTCTTAATTCGTTAACTGTCTGAGATAACTCATAATCGCCAAACGGATAATGGAAATGTGTGCCGGGCTTTCTAAAATCAGTAAATTTAATGCTAGTTTTATAAGTTGCATTACAAAATTCCATCCAGTCTTCATCTTTTAATTCTAAACTGTCTAAGAATTTATTGATATGTCCTAGTGTACTTTCTCCAACTCCGACAGTTCCTACTTTAGGTGATTCAACTAGTGTAATATTGATATTGGGAACACACTTTGCAAGATATGCCGCACTCATCCAGCCTGCGCTGCCGCCGCCAACAATTAAAATATTTTTTATGTTTCTCATTTATAATCCTCAATAATAATATTAATAGCATCTCTATGTTTTATAGGTTTAACATCTCTGCTAAAGTAAATTTGTAATTTAATATTAGCAGTTTGACGCAATTCGTTATCTACTTCTTTCCAACTATCAACAATCGACTGTTTGTCGATTATTTCTAAACCCATTAACACCATTAACCAATTATGATGATTAAACATAATATATCTTTTATCGAAGTATGTCCAATTAGGTAGCGTCTTTTTAAAAATTGGAAGAGTTTTTTCATTAAACTTAGTCAACTTTAAGTTTTCAGTTGAACGCCAGAACTCTGTATCTCGTCTTTTTGTAATATAATGTAATTGTACAAAGTCTACAGTATTTTCAAACACATCGACTATTTGGTTGTTAAACTTAGCTACAGTTATAGGAATTTTAGGATCCCAATTTGGTAAATGAGCAGATAACGCAAAGCTCTGCTGTATTGCTGTTCCAATATTTGTTGCTTCTAAAGGTTCAATAAAACTACTACTAAGTCCAACAGCTACGCAATTTTTTACCCAAGGTTTTGTAAGATAACCTGCACCGAATTTAAATGAGCGAACAATTTCTATATTAGTACCGTAAAATTTTTCTACTTCTGCGTGTGCTTGTTCTTCAGTAATGTACTTGTCACAGTACACATACCCGTTTCCAAATCTAGTCTGCGTAGGAATATTCCAAAGCCATCCAGCATTCATACTAATAGCTCTGGTATAACTATTAATATCTTGATTAGGTGTCTGGGGTGTCGGAAATGTAATAGCACTATTCATTGGGAGATATTCTGTACAATCCTTCCAACTATCTTCTACTTGTTTAATTAAAAATCTTCCAAATCCAGTAGCATCAACATATAAATCGGCTGTGTACTCGTGCTTTTCGCCTACTAATTTAGTAATACCTGAGATGTCCTGCTCAACTTCTCGGACTGTATCAGTAACAATTTCGACTCCGTATTCAAGACATTTATTATTTAAAAATTGATTGAGTTTAAATGTATCGAAGTGAAATTGATTAGTAGCACTTTCTAAAGGATAAAAACATTTACTTTCGATGTCGTAAGGATCAACTAAGTCAAGTTGTGAGTTCGATTCGGCTGCAAGTTTATGATATAGATACGGATAACCTGTAAATGTTTCTGCCATAAACTGTCCGTTTACAGTATGATAATAATTTCGATTGTCACCGTTCCAGTTTTCAAAGAAAATACCGTTTTTAAATGTTGCTCCTGTTTCAACAATTAATTCGTCAAAATCAATTCCAACATAATCCATAAATGATCGCCAGTGTTCAGTGCTTCCTTCTCCAACACCTACAATGTCAATTTTGTCAGATTTTATTAATTTAATATTAATATTTGGATAACTTTCGTTTAATACTAACGCAGTAATTAAACCAGCAGTTCCTCCACCTAATACACAAATATTTTTGGTATACATTTTTTTTCTTACCTACTGTTCGAAGTATATTTCAGGCTGTCGATCAACCATAACAACATTAAAATTAATACTGATCCTAGTATCATTAGACATATTTGGACCAGTTTTATGTTTTAAATGACCCGGAAATAATACAATATCGTTTTCAACAATATCAATTTCATTCCACATATATTTTTCCTTTCCTTCGTAATCAAAAGGGTAGTAGTGATATGTGTATTCGTTAGGGTTTTTAAATATTAAATTTCCTGAATTAATTGGAAAATTTAAATAATAACACCCTACAGTTATAATATTTGAATGAGAGTGTAGTGTTGTGCTATCATCTTTATCGTGCAAGTTTGCCCACATATCTAGTATCTTTGGATCTGTTGCTTCAGTAAAAAGCATAGTGTCCCAATACTCTTCTATGTGAAATATAATTTCACTAACTAAAGGCTTAAATATTGGAGATAGATGAAGTCCAGCATTACTTGCAAATAAAGTTTTCCCGCCATCTTCTAAAGAATGGTTACTTTTAGGTAACTGAGAAAATTCAGCAAGCAAATAATCTCTCATCTCATTTTTATGATGATCGGTTAAATTTGCTTGCTGTTTGTATACACCTGTTGGAAACATATTGTACATCATACATGTACTTATATGATTCGCTATTGTCGAATAAAAAAATTAGTCGCTGTATTTTTTTCCGACAGTAATAAGCAAACCAGGAACTGGTCTGTTCACCTCGTCTGTCCACGACGGCGACTCTTCCTGACCCCAATTAATTGGTCTACGCATTGCTTGTACTGCTTTTGCTTCTTCGCTGTTTGGTCCAGGCACAGTATCTTTAACAGTATCGATGTGATCAACCCAGTTAGTTGTGCCTGCTTTCATGTCTTTATATAACATATCTAGCTGTTCGCCAATATCTCCGTAAGCATGCTGTCTAAGAACACTATAGCTAGGAGGTGCTTGCACATCCTGTTCCCATGTTCCTTGCTGTAATACCCAACTATCATTAATATTGTCCGATGGACAAACTACCCAACGTACTGTTGCGTTTGGTCCTTCATAAATTTCAAATTCGTCACCAGGATTACAAATATCTTGTACGTTACCCTGGAAATCTACTAATACACTTTTAGCCATTTATTTGTACTCCCATACTATTACTAAACCAGCGCGGGCTGAGCCGCCTCTTCTAAGGGCTCTTGGCCCACCTTGTCCACCTGATCCATATGCGGCTCTACCTTCTTGGTCTGATACTTGAGGACCGCTGTCGTGGACACCAATACATGATCCTCCAAAGTAACTCATGCCGCCTTCACCGCCACCATGGTTAGTATGGCCTGCGCCTCCGCCGCCATACATATTAACATTACCGCCTGATCCTGTTCCGGGGCGTCCACCACTGTGTCCGCCTACACGTCTTGCACCTTCGCCACCACCTGCTGATAGATAAGGACCAAACGAAGTAGTTCCCCCATTACCTGCTGTACGGTGATAGTTATTTCCGCCGCCACCGCCTCCGATGTTAATTGATACAGAGCTGATGCTTGTAACATTAAGAACTTCTTCTGCGTAACCGCCTGCGCCGCCAGCTTCTCCGTGGCCTGTTCCGCCACCTCCTCCGCCGACTACTTGTACATGTATTCGTGTAACTCCTGTTGGTCTATTCCATGTGCCGTTTGATGTAAAAACTCTACACGATACTAAATCTGTGTCGCCATATGTATATCCGTCGCCCGAGTCGTTAACTTTTAATGCTTTATTCGCAGAACCTAATGATGTTAACCCAGTGCCGCCTTTATTTGTTCCTAGCGTGCCAGTAACTTTACTTCCGGTTAAGTTAATTGCGTTTGATGCAAACTTAACCTGCGTCACTGCATTTGTAGCTAACTGTGTGTCAGTAACTGAATCTGCCGCTAATTTTGCAGATGTAACTTCGTTATCACCGATTTTAGCAGTAGTAACAGCGCCAGTAGCAAAGTCATCAGCTACTAATTGTCCGTCAATAATGCCTTCGCCGGTAATTTTCTTTAAACTTTGATAAGAAAAAGCCATTTATTTGTACTCCCACACAATTACAATTCCACCACGACCAGTACCACCTCTACGTAAAGCTCGGGGTCCGCCTGTGCCTCCCGAACCATATGCGGCTCTGCCTTCTTGGTTTGATACTTGAGGACTGCTGTCGTGTACACCAATACACGAACCTCCAAAATAACTCTTGCCGCCCATGCCGCCGCCGTGTTGTGTGTGAGCTGAGCCGCCACCGCCGTAAAGATTTAGATTGCCGCCTGATCCAATCCCTGGGCGTCCACCACTATGGCCGCCCACACGTCTTGCGCCTTCGCCGCCCCCGCCTGATAGATAAGGACCAAACGAAGTAGTTCCTCCATTACCGGCACTGTTATGGTAGTTATTTCCGCCACCACCACCACCAATGGTAATTGACACAGAGCTGATACCAGTCACATCAATATACTCTTCCGAATACCCACCTGCGCCGCCAGCTTCTCCGTGGCCTGTTCCGCCACCGCCGCCACCAACCAATTGAACTCTAATACGAGTTACTCCTGCAGGTCTATTCCATGTGCCGTTTGAAGTCCACGCTCTAACTGCATGGAGTCCGGCATAGTCTGTATTATATCCTCCGCCACTAGTTTTTATTGCTTGAGAAGCACTTCCGGAAGAATAATTTCTATTTAAGCCGCCTTTTGAAACCGGTGCTAAATCGCTATTTAACTTTGATCCAGTTAAACTAATTGCGCTGTCGGCAATTTCTGTTGACCCAACAGCGTTGGCTGCGATATCACCCGAGCTAATTTCTCCTGTGCCGATTTTATCTGCTGTAATTGCATCATTTGCAATGTCTGTAGATGTAACTGTTGACGCTGCCAAGTCAGCGGCTGCAATAGATCCATCGACAATTCCTGCACTTGTAATCTTTCTTAGTGTTTTATAATCAAATGCCATGTTATCCTCTCAAATTCCACACAACTACCATACCGCCTCTGCCAGTACCGCCTCTACGTCTACCTCTAGGTGCGCCTGTTCCACCGGTTCCCGGTGCGGCTCTACCTTCGTAGCTACTAACGTTACCAACACCCGACTGGTGAACTGCTAAACATGCTCCTCCAAAGAAGCTCTCGCCTCCAAGTCCGCCACCTAAGTGATTGTGACCATTGCCACCGCCGCCATATTGGTTAAAGTTTCCGCCTGATCCTGTTCCAGGACGTCCACCACTGTGTCCGCCTACTCGTCTAGCACCTTCGCCACCACCTGCTGATAGATAAGGACCAAACGAAGTAGTTCCTCCATTACCGGCACTGTTATGGTAATTTACACCGCCACCGCCGCCACCAATGTTAATTGATACAGAGCTAATGCTTGTAACGTTGATAATTTCTTCAGCAAATCCGCCAGATCCGCCAGACTCTCCGTGGCCTGTTCCGCCACCTCCTCCGCCGACTACTTGTACTTTAATTTTCGATACGCCGGATGGTCTATTCCATGTGCCGTTTGATGTAAACACTTGGCAACTTTGTATTCCCATAAAACCGTGTTCTAGTGCGGTTCCTGCATTATTAACAACAAGTGTTCTGTCATTAGTAACAGATGATAACCCTGTGCCGCCTTTACTTACTGGCAATACTCCAGTAACTTCACCTCCGGTTAAACTAACGTTTCCATCGGCAATTTTTCCTGACGTTACTGAGTTTGCTGCCAACTCGCTTGATCCAACTTGCCCAGCGGCAATTTTTGCGCCGGTGATGCTTCCATCAGCAATTTTATCTTCTGTAATTGCGCTGTTCGCAATATCTTGCGAACTAATCGAAACGTCCACAAGTCCTGCACTTGTAATTTTTTGTAAACTTTCGTAACTAAAGGCCATGTTATCCTTTTCCTATTAAATTGCTTCTACTAACCATCCGTTAGCAGTCCCTGAATAAACAAGAGTAAAAGATGCTCTAGTAGTACTAACTGTCATGTTGTCTGCAACACCCATAATCTTATGACTATTTGGGTTTACAGTACATGCATTTGTACTAAAACTGCCAGTATGATCAAAAATCTTAATGATATCTCCTGGAAACGGTTCAGGCGGTAAAGTTACTTGAACAGTTCCACCGGATGTATCAACAAAGAAAATTTTATTTGCAGTGACCGATGCATCTGCATCTAATGTTTCTTGTGTAAAGAGTGTTGGCGGAACAACTCCTCTTGGATTAGCTTTGACTGAACGTCCCATAATTTATATCTCCTAATGTATTTATGCCGTTGTTGTTTCAATACCAACTAGTACTGCACTTACATTAACGGTATTAGATCTTACAATAATAGTTTGTCCTGCACTTAAAACAATACCTGTACGTTCAATAACTGAGTTGCCTGTTAATTCTGAATCGTATTCAATGAATTCTGCGTCAGCCGGTGATGCACTAGTACCTACTGCTACTCTGATTCTTACAGATGATCCATTTCTATTACACAACGATAACGTTGTTACTGAAAATGTATCTGCCGGGCAAGTGTACAACAGTGTGTCTGTTGCTGCCGCTAAATCTGATGTTCCTAATCTACCTGTTGCCATTTTAATTTTTCTCCATTATGTTAAAAAGTAGTTCCATGCTAATGGGTAACCTCTAACTCCTGCTTTGAAGTCAAGTGTTGCATTAACTTGAATTGATGCTCCAGTATCTGAAGTAATTGTTGTACCGCTAATTTTAACAAAACCAGCAGTAACACTATTTACGTTAAGTGATGCGCCACCGCCACCAATTTGTGAACTAATAAATGCTTTAATAGCTCTTTGTGTCGGTACAACACTATCCGAATCTTGTGTAAAGAATGGGTCTGTACTAAACTCATCAATACTTGCTGAGCCGCCGCCTAGTGTAACTTCACCCAGTGACAGTTCTTGTAGACCAGCAATGTTAAATGCATCAGCGTTAAGTGTTGCAACCCCTGTTGACTGCTCAACTGCGAACAAGTTACCAACTCTAAAGTTACCATCTTGGTCAGTAGTTGTAAAGAATACCCTACCGCCATTGCTTTCTTTAGTCTCTTGTGCCTGTACTGGTTCTTGCAGTGGAAGTCCTGGATAGTTAGTTTCAGTAAAGTTACCTGTACCAATATCTAGGAAGTCATGTCCTGTTAGACGTACTTGCGAGTAACGTATTCTAGTTTCAACACTAACTCCATCATCTGGCACATTAAACACCTTCATATCAGGTGATACTTGGAAGAAGCATGTGTATGATCCATCGTTTGTACCACGCAGTGTTAAAATGTTAACTAGTTTAAATGTTTGATCTGGTAAATGTCCAAACACTACGTTTGAGCCTGTTACGGGGAACTCAGTAAGTTGTCTTATTGCAATAAATGATCCTGCTTGGTAGAAGAATGCATAACCGTCTCCGTCAACTAGATCAGCACTGGATGATTCGTAACCTGTACCTCTGTTTGTAAAGGATGGGTTTGCAATAGCACCGTTAGTAATTCTAACTTCAGTGGGTACTGCATAAATTTCACTAGGATCAGTTACTGTTAATACAGGTGCAGTCGAGTATCCTGAACCAGGATCTGTAATCCTAATTTCAAAAATCTTATTATCTGCTACTGAACATCTACCTTTAGCTGTTGCACCATCCTTAAATCTTACGACTTTATTAGTCGATGCCGCACCGTCGATACCGATCCAGTATCCCATGTTGTCTTTAACACCAAATCCGGCAGTACTAAATCCATCGTCAGTTCCAGTATTTGCACAAGTCTGCGTATTCCAATGAATACCATCTTGTGATGACATTACATAGTTAGTATCTAGGCCGCCGCCGCTATCCCGTACAGTTGCAACAAACATACCTTGACCGTATTGTACACCTTGAAGAGTACCAAATGCATTACCTACAGTCATTGCAGTCCAGTTAAGTCCTTTGTCAATACTGTAAGCACCATTTCCACTACCGTCTGCGACTGCAATAAAGATATTTCTACCGTATGCTAAACCGCTCCAAGTACTTGATGCAGGTAATGCACCGCCAGCACTCCAACTTTCACCGTCAGTTGAATAAGCACTATTAGTACTTCCTGATTCGATTGCAATGAACATGCCTTGTCCGTATGCTACATGATCGTATCCTGTTCCTGGTAAGGTTCCAGTAATATCCCATTCAACACCGTCGAGCGATACAGCAACAGTTGTAGTGTCGTCAGCAACAGCAACAAATTTTCCTTCGCCGTATGTTACTGAGCTCCAATTAGCACTAACTGGCATTGTAGCTGAATTCCAAGTAGTTCCATTGTTACTCCATGCCGCTTGTGCAGTTCCGGAAGCAATTGCAACTACTCTACTCTGTTTTGCAACTGAAGATCCATCATCGATCATTGCAGATGCTACATCTTTCCAATCAGCACTTGTTGGAAGCGTTCCGCTTGCCCAAGTTAAGCCGTCGGAGCTATATGCAGACACATTACTTGCATCTTTTACAGCAACCCATTTACCTTCAAGTGCATCACCTTCGGTATCAAATTCTAAAATTTCACCATCAGTATCAACAGATGTAATTGTAATAGTTAAATCGTTAGTAGTTGTTGCACCACCTAAGTCTGCACCGTCAATAGTAATTGTTTGCAGTCTTTCGTAAGTTTCGCCACCAGTTAAAATGCTTGCAATGTATGCGCCGCCGTTTTTAATAACTTGGAAACTTGCTCCGCTACCGTTACCAGCATATGTAAAACTCGAAGGTAAGTATGTTGCACTTGTATATGCAAACTTAACTTTATTCCAGTTGCCTGTTGTATTAATAGTATCAGTAACACCTGCATCAAACCCAGGTGACGCAAACGAAATTCTAGGTTCTACAGCGTATGTTGAAGAAGCATCTGGTGTTGCGATTGCAGTACCTGGAAGCACATGATCCCAACCAGCTGCCCCAGTTGATTCTTTAGTAACTGTTGCTCGCTTAGTTCCTGCATTATAAGTATCAATAATACCAAATTGTCCTACGCCAGCACCGCCGTCAATGTATACTTTCATACCAATGTATGCAGTACTTGTTTCACCGTCGGTTGCCGCCAGTGTAATACTTGTTGCATCACCTGCCTGCGCAGTGTTTGAATTTGAAATATAACCAAATCCTCCAAAGTTTCCTGCCGCTTCAGGAGCAGATGTACTATCGTCTACGTTGTCTTCTAACCACACATAGCTAACTGCACCATCACGGAAGTCATCTACTTCTACAGATGCACCTGTGCCTGCACCTGATACTAAGAATGTTGCTTCTGTGTAATCTTGTCCAGCATTACCAAATTCAAATGCGTACACTTCTTCGGCAGCATCTGTAAATACTTGTTCTACAGTTGCTTCAAACTGGAATTTGTTATCAACAATAGCAGTATTAGTAGTTTCTGTATCATCAAAACCTTCTGCAACCGATCCCCAATCACCGTATGAGTTGTTACCGTTAGTACCGCGGATTCTTCCGCCGTTTTCTGCTAGGTAACCAATGTGTGAGTAGTATGAGAACACCGAAACAAGTTCTGCTCTAGCATTATTTGTAACCCATGCGCCAATACCATCACTGATCAACTGTGTGAAGTCGTTTGATACAATCGAATCATTACCGCCTGCATGCAATGCACCGTCGATTTTTTGTCCAACTGCCGCATAACCAAACGTTGCTACGTTCTGTACGTATGGAGAACGTTCTGTAATCCATGCAGAGTAATCATCTGGACCCCAACCTGGATCAAGTGAACAATATGCGCCTGCTGAAACTCTAGAAGTTCCATATGCGTTTTCTGGTAACAAGTCTCCTCGCAAGCCATCAACTGTTTGATTTCTTACACCAGTACCGTTGCGCAAGTAATACATATCTTCTTCGTGTGATCCAATAACAGCGTTAGCATAATATCTTGAAGCATAACGTGTTTTATAGTTTCCAGGATATTTAATATCAAATTTCAATGCATCAATAACAGTGCCTGTGTCACGTTCGCAAAGTGCCGAGTTATAACTCATTTTAACTGTTGCTGATCCAGTGTCTGTAGTTAGTGTTCTAACAGCACCGTATCGTGTATCAGAAATTGTAAATGTTGTTGAACTTACAATATTTTGTACATAGTAAACTGTGTCTGCTTCAATACCGTCATTACTTGCCGGACCGCTCGGTTCACCAACAATAGTTCCTTCAAACTCAATTGCCATTCCTCTAGTCATCCAACTAGTATCGCTAATTGTAACAATGTCGCCTGTAGCACTAGTAGCTGTTACTGTGTCTGAGAATGTATCTGCAATATAAGCAGTTGCTTCTGCAATAATAAAGTCTCTGTTTCGTTCTAACTGTAGTGCCGCATGATGCGCATTTCTTGCATCTGTTGCACACGATGCTTTACTACCTTCGTTTGAACCAATATAAACAACATCGTCAAGCAATGTCATTACTTCTTCAATCTTTGCCTGAGCAGTTGCGTTGCCACCTACATTAGCTTTTGCTTGTGTTTTAACATAAGCAAACGCACTTAGTGTAGTTTCTTTTTGATTTTTATCATATACATCTTTTGCAGTTGCTCTCAAATACGATAACGCTGAGACTAATGTGTTGTAGTTTCCTGCAAACATCATGTCGTATCCTACTGAATTAAGAATAATTCTAGTATCTCTCAAACATTTCGATTGAATATATTTTACTTTTGTTACAGAACCGTCTGTGTTAGTTGAACTTGGGAATGTAAACTGTTGCGGAGTTCCGCCTGATGATAAACAACTTACAACAATATTTTCAACATCAACAACCTCGCCGCCTAATAATCCGTGAGTTGCAGTAGTAACTGTTGCAATTCCTGTAGATTCGTTGTAGACAAAGTTTGTGATATCAAGTTCTGTACCATCAGCTTTTGTTACTGTGCCGCCATTTACATATGTATGCACAAGATCAGTTGTACCAACATAAATTTCAAATGCTGTTGATGTAATGTTGTCAGGTCTAACTACAAAATCAGTGTGCCAATTAGTCGTAGCTAATTCATTTACAACACCTTGTATAATAGTTTCAGTCGCCGCACTAAGTGTAGTCCATGCTGTAATTTGACTTGCTGACGCCCATGAATAATCCGGACGATATTCAATATCGCCTGTAATTGTTAAGCCAGTACCGTTTGTAAGTGTTACTGTTGAGCCGTCAAAAGTTTCAGAAACTGTAAACTCATCTGGATTTGGAACAGTTTTAACATAGTATATTCTGTTAAGAACAAAGCCATTAGCTGTTGATCTCGGAACAAATTTATCACCAACTGCCATTCCGTGTGCGACTGTTGTAGTAGCAACATTAGATGCAATATCAGATACAATTGCATTTGGAGTATCATTTGCATCCTGTACTGTAGCAATAATAATATCCAAACATTCGTCTAAATGTGTTATTGACGCCGCTGAGCCAGCCGTATCAGTAAACACTGTTACCGCTGATTGTAATGCCGTCCATGCATTTGCTTGAGCAACTGTTGAAATCATACTCTTTAAATTAGTATATGCATCTGTAGTTGCAACTAATTCTGCGGCACTAATTGAATTTGCACCGTTGCGTCCGTCAAAGTATGCAAGTCCTGCTTTAATAGTTTGGTCTTTTCCGCCGTATGTTAGATCGTAAATTAGTGCATCTACAATGTAACCAACATCTTGCTCGCATTTAGTTTTGCTGTACTTGAGATTTGGATAATTTGCAGTAATATACGCTGTTGTTTCTTTAATAAAGAAATCTTTGTTTTCTTTAACTAGCTTTCTTGCATCGCCATAACCTACTAAGTAAGATGTATTATAGCCAGTCGGATCAGGAATATTACCTTTATGTTTTGTTCCTAATCTAAAGTCCATATCATGGGTTAAGCCTCGGATGAGTCGTGTAATATCTGTTTGTTCAACAGTATCAGCAAACGGAACAGCTATGTCTTGCGTTTCAGCATTACTAGCACTAGGTGTAACTGTAGCTCCAGCAATAACATCTGAAATTACATCTTCTAAGTGAGCAAAAGTATCAATACTAAACTTAGCATCTGTTTTATCTGTTTTAGATCCAGCGGCATTTACTTTAGTTGAGCGTACTTCGTCGCCAATTACACAAGTATTTTCTGGTACAATAATCGGAAGTACTTCTTCATACGCACCAGTTTTGATAATAATCAAGTTATTCGGTTGTACTCTAGCTGGAATACGTGTTGTATCTCCATCTTCAACTGCATTACTAATGATTGTCATCAAGTCAGCACATTTATCGTATGTTCCGCTTTCAGCATTAATTGTTGCATCTTTGTATTGAGTAACAATTGCAGTTGAGTTATCGCCGTTTGTTACCTGATAGTTAACACTCGGGTCTGTTTGATTTAAGACATTTTGTATAACACTCAATGTATAAGCAAAAGCCTCAACTGACTGTGCAGACTCTTGTGCTAAACGTCCATATGATTCTTGTTCATCTTCAAACAAGCCTCCAACATAGGTGTTAGCCGCGCCTCGGGATCTAACGTTTCCGCCGTGTCCAATGTCATGTATCAGTGCGTCAACAATAAATCCTGTATCTCTTTCGCATTTACTTTCATCGTAATCAAAACTATCCCAAATGCCAGAGCCGCCAGCATTAGCTACTTGATAATCGATCCATTCAGTTGTTTCTCTCTGGATAAACGCACGGTTTAATTCTAAAAGTTTATTTGCATTTGGATTTAATGGTCCTTTTAAAACTGCTTCACATGCATATCTAATTGTTTTAAATGGCTTATCAACTGTTTTACCAAATACTGGAAACGCTTCGTCTCTACCGTGTGGCGCTACATAATAAACATGATCGCTGCCTCCGAGTGATGTCCACTCAGGATAGTTTTGACCCGCCATCAATACTTGGCCTTCAACTCCAATCGGAAGTCTTGTTGGTCCTGCACCGCCGTAATAAACTAAATCTCCAGATGTAGTTAAAATACTGGTTTCGCTGCCAGTCATTAACTGATTCCAATAAGCACCTGAAGCATCTTGATCTGGACGACTGTTGTCGCCACCGCCGCCTAGTTCGCCTACTGTAGATCCGTCGTCGCCTTCCGAACGGTGTTTAGCAATTGATACATATGTGTTGTCGCCAAATTTTACAACGTCACCAATTTCATACTCAACATCATCGTTCCAGTCACCTCTATTTCTAAAGCCTTCGTTTAAAGTGCTAAAGTAATTAGTGTTTGTAGGATGAGCTGAGACATCTGCTGTCATAGATCCTGTATCAGTATCTACGCTAAACGTTGATCCTCCTTGTGTTGTACTAATAGTAAATGTAGTTGAACTATCAACAGTTTTAACAAAGTATGTATAACCTACATTAATATTACCAAAAGATGTTCCACTAAATTGAATTGCCATTCCGGCAACCATTCCAGTAGTATCTGCGGCGGTTATTTGAGATGAACCGTTGTCTGATGCTGTAACAGTAATTGCTGTAGTTGGTGAATCGGCAGTTGCAACATATGTATATGATCCAACAGTAACAACTTCGCCAATTTTATAACCTGTGTCAATTGCCCAGTTGCCGATATAATCAAAGTTTCTAGAAAATAGAGACCAATCACTTTGCCCAACTGCGGTAGGAGTAGTACCTGCATGAATTGAGGTTGAGACATAATGATTACCACCATACTTAACAACATCGCCTGGTTGATAAGTTGTTGCGTTGCTCCATGTATTTTCATAAGCAAAGCCTTCAACAAACTGATCCCAGTTAGCAATATCAGTAGCAAAATCTGTAGCATCTGAAGTATGTGCAGTGTTTGAAACATAAAGGTTTGGACCATACTTAATAACATCGTTTACTTTATAACGTGTTGCAGTTGCCCATGCACCTTTATATTCAGTGCCTTTATTTAAGTAGTCCCATTTGGCTTGATCAAGTTCTAGTCCATCAGCAGTTGTGCCAGCTGATGTGTGTCCGGTGTTTGCAACATATGTTTGTCCACCATACTTAACAACGTCATTCACTTTATAACGTGTTGCAATTGTCCAGTTACTTTTCCAGTCAAATCCTTCTACATAGGTATCCCATTTGCCTTGATCATCTTCAAGTCCTAATGTGGTTGTACCAGCTGATGTATGTGACTCGTTACAAATATAAAGTGTGCCGCCATATTTAACAACGTCATTCACTTTATAAAGTGTTGAAATTGTCCAATTGCCTTCCCACGCCTGACCATCGGTCATTTGATTCCATTTAGAAGGAACAATATCGAGGTCTGTATAAAAACTTGTATCAGCTGTATGTCCTACAGCACAAATAAAAGTTTTACCTCCAAATTGCACAACGTCATCTTTATAGTATGTAGTGGATTGGGTCCAATTACCCTTCCACACAAATTTGATTCTACCTAGTTTAAACTCTGCCATTCTCTACTCCAAGCTAGCAATATAATGTATTTATTTTAATTTTCAATCCCTGTCTCTAAAAGATCTGAAGAAGTAATTTTGTGCTAGCATAGCACCTTTAACCCCTGCCAGTGGTCCTTTAAAGTCAGCAACTTTAGCAAAGTTAACCCCTAACCCTGCTGTGTTAGCAATCTGATTCGGTCCTACTTTAACCGTACCAGCAATAAAACTTGCTGTAAGCAAGTCAGCGCCACCAATGTTTAATCTGTTACTCAGATAATTTCTAATAGCACGTTGTGTTGGAATAATATTATTTGAATCTTCAATAAACAGAGGGTCTGTTGAAAATTCTCTAATAACCGTTCCTGTGCCGCCTACTCTAATACCTCCAAGGGCAAGTTCTGTCAAACCACCCAAGTCAAAGAAGTCAGCACTAATAGTCACAATTCCTGTTGCCTGTTCAACACTGAACAGTTCTCCGCATCGGAAGTTACCAGATTGGTCAGTACTTGTGTAGAACACTCGCCCGCCATTTTTTTCAATAACTTCGTTTTCTGGATATCTTAAATAATTCCCTGTATACAAGTTAGGATAGTTAGTATCTCTAAATCCGCCTGTTCCGATATCTAGGAAGTCATGTCCTGAGATACGTACCTGACTGTATCGAGTGTTGATTGTAACGACTTGTCCGTTGAACACATCGTCTTCAATTTCTAATTCAGGCGATACACGGAAGTTAAACGTAAACGAACCATCGTTTTCAGTACTTTCTCTTTCAACAACAACTACAGTATACAGTGTATCATTATTAGCTAGTCTTAGCTGTGCGCCCGGACCAATTAACTGTGGCATGTTTGACACGTTTAAGAATTTACCTACCGGAACAACATCGGCAAAACCGTCTCCTAGAATTGATACGCTAGTTGTTGATGTTTTATAACCAACACCTCTGTTAAGCCAGCTTGGCTGACCTAAAACTCTATCAGCAATTCTGCTTGTATCAAACACTGCATCGCCTGTATTATTCGGATCAACAATAGTGTAAGTTGGATTTGTTCTGTAACCACTTCCAGGATCGAAAATATTCAATTGTGATATTTGTCCTGCTCCGATCTTTGCTCTCATAAATGCAGTTGCACCAGTTAGAATTCTTTGGGCTACTGTTGTAATATTCTGTGAAAGCACAATCCATTGTCCGGTTTTATTATCAGGATCGTTACTGTCTAATGCAGGGAACCCGCATACTAATGCATCGTATTTTGATTCAGTAGGTACTATTTTCTGTACCCATTTGATACCATCTTGTGACTGATAAACATAATTGATTGCACTGTCAACAATAGGATCAGCTCCAATTGCTGGCAAATCTCCTGCATCAGCTGTTGCTAGGAATAATCCATTGCCTGATCTGATTCTATTCCAGTTAAGGAATGAACTGCCGTCCGGTGATGGTAAATCAGCTCCGAACCATCCTTCGCCGTCATAACTATATGCAATTCTGCCTGTTGGTTCAATTGCAACAAATCTATTATTAGCGTATGCTACACTGTTCCAGTCTTTCAGTGACGAATCACTTGTGGCATCCATAATAAATGTAGTCCATGTTAGTGTACCACCTACGTATTCGCCGACGGCTGCCAAGTTATTGCTTGACGAGACTGCTACAAATTTATCTTTACCAAAAGTAACATCTTCCCAGACGTTAACAGTTGAATCATCAAACGGACTATCTGGAATGTTTTGCATAGTCCAATTAATTCCATTATCACTAATCATAGCATAATTTCCGTCTTTAGCAACAGCAACATAAATGCCTTTGCCAAATGTTATGCTTGACCAATTTGCACTCACCGGCACAGTTCTTTGAAACCAATCATTACCGTTTCTAGACCATGCAACAATATTACTATTTGCTTTAACTGTAACAAATCGATGTTCGTCTGATCCTTCACCTCTACCGGCAGTTACAGCAATCCAATCATCACTGCTCGGTAATGCTCCAGTTGACCATGTTATCCCATCGGGTGAGTAATTAACAGTAGTCCCAATATTCGATACTGCTACATATCTTCCTGAACCTGCATTTCCGCTTGATGTAAATGCTGTAATAATATCAGTACTATCGTCTGATGTTTCAGTAACAGTAATTGTTAGATCATTAGCCGGAGTTTCTCCTCCAAGATCTTCACCACTAATTACAACTTCGTCACCGACGTTATATCCTGCTCCTGGGTTTCTTATTGAAACTGCATATATGCTACCGTCTTTAGTAATATCCCAAGTAGCGGCAACTGGTACTAGGCCATCATCTCGAACAACATCTCCAGAACCTTCAGAGCCTGTAATATTATTAAACTGTCCTGATGTTTCGCCGAATGTAATATCAGTATAAACTGTTCCGGCGTCTAAATTTGTGTCAAAAGCATCATAAGGCGGATCTGAAACAATTACTCTTGGTTCAAATCTATAAGTTGAGGATGTTGTTAATAACCCTCTAATTTCGTATCCAGGAATAACATGATCCCAACCTGGTGTATCGTCTGATTCTTTAGCAACATCTAGTACTTTTGTTGTTGGATTATATGCAGTCACATAACCGTACTGTCCAGTGCCTTCACCTGATGTAATAAAGATTCTTAAACCTAATAAGTTTGATTCTGCGTTTTCATCGTTTGCCGCAAGTGTGATACTTGTTGTATCCCCTGTTTGTGCTTGGTTTCCGATTAATGTGTACCCGCCACCGCCAGCAGTTTGCGAGCCTGCGCCAGTAACAATTCTAGGATCAAAAATTGCGTCATATCGAAAATCTTCTTGTACAACATCTACTTGTGTTCCTGAACCAATAAATGTGTAGTTCGCTGAAGTATAATCTTGACCAGCATTTTTAAATTCAAGTGCTAGGATTTCGTCATTTACTTCACCAGCAAATGCATTGTCTATACTAGCTTGTTCTAATCTTGTATTAACTGTTGCAGTGATCGGAGTTTCAGATGGATCTGTTCCGTCTGCTAGTGCGCCGATAAATCCGTATGAGCAGTTTCCGTTTGCTCCTCGGATGATTCCTCCGCTTTCAGCAAGGTAGCCAACCTGAGCATAATATGTAAACACTGATACAAGTTCAGCTCTACCGTTATTTAATACCCATGCACCAATGCCATCACTAATCAATTGTGTAAAGTCGTTTGATGTGAATGATTTGTTGCCGCCTGCGTGTAACGATCCATCAATTTTTTGTCCAACACAATTCTCACCAAACGTAGATACGTTTTGAATATAAGGTGATCGTGTAAGAATCCATGTTCGCTGATCGTCTGGGCCCCAGCCCGGATCAAGTGAACAATATGCGCCGCCGGTCGGTCTTTGATATTCTTCAAAAACGTTCGACGGGTTTAATGTTCCAGTTAAGCCTGTTAATGTACAGTTTCTTAAACCTGTTGAATTTCTTAAATAGAACATATCTTTTAAAGAACTGCCGTTAACTGAGTTGGTATAAAATTCTGCTTCTCTAAGAGTTTGATAATTGCCAGTTCTCTTTAAATCATAGTCTAATGCACCTGTCAATCTAACAATATGATCTTTTGCAATCTCAACATCTAGTTCGTAATCAGGATAGTTTAGTCTAATATATGCAACATATTCTTCTGCTAGAAAATCTTTATTTGCTATAATTGCTCTTCCTGCTCCAACAATGAACTCGTCAGTTGAAGAATTATTAGTTCCAGATACTGTCGGTGCTAGCCCAGACCCTCCTACATAGAAGTTAATGTATTGTGTATAATCGGCAAGTGCGTCATTTACAATATCTACTCCAGTCTGATCGCCAAATACTGGAATATTTTCAATAACATCATTTCCAAATGGATCTTGACCAGTAATAACTTCATCAACGAGAAATACTTGTGGTTGAGTGTTTCCTTCAAGTCTAGTGTGCGCTTGGTTTAAAATAACTTTGTTAATAACTGTACGCAAATAACTCAATGCTGTTGGTCGATATTGAATATCACCTTCTAGTGCGGTTATTGCAGGCCTTGGTTTAATTGTTGTGCTTCTTAATTCGTCACCTTGAACTGCAACATTAGCCGGAATACGTATTGGTAAAATTTCTTCGTATACACCTGTTGCTACTTGTATTGTAGTGTTACCTTCAAATCCGTCATTTTCTACTTGATCGCATGCAAATCTAATCGACTTGTATGGTTTAAACGGATCTATGCCTCTGTTGTCAACAGCACTGTCAACTCCACTATTGGAATTTACATAGATAAATCTTGCTGATGCGCCGTATGTAGAATATTTAAATGTATCTCCAGCATCTACTTGTAGTAAAGTTTCTTCGGTTCCGATCGGTATATTTGTTTCTCCGAATGTTGACCCGTCTCCTGCAAACGATCTAGAAAGTCCAAATGTTAATAAATCACCCGGTCCAACTAATCCCGACTTATCAGTACCTTCTAGTAAAACTTCGAAGTAATCAAAGCCGTTGCCGTTATCTCCAGGAAAACTTTCTTCTATTGCAATGTGTTCAATAATACATTTATATGCTGTGCCTCTGTAAGTTACAACATCGCCTAATGAATACCTAACGCCAACAGTCCAGTTTGATTTCCAAGACTGTGTTGGTACAAGAATTTCCCAGTTAGTAGCATCTAAGTAATCTAATGAACTGCCGTCATCGGTAGTATCTAACAGTGCTACATATGTGTAGCCACCACGTTGTACTACATCGCCAGTTTTATACGATCCGTCCGGTGACCATTGTCCGATTAATTTAGTACCTTTGTGTACAATTGCCCAGGCAGGATCAGTAGGTTGATAAATCGAATCGCTCGGGTTTGCACTAATAGAATTTCGTGTTGCTTGATAAATGTATCCGCCATGTTGGACAACGTCACCTACTGCATAATACGTGTCTTCATGTACCCAGTCACCTCTTACTTTATTACCAGGAATTTCGACTGCAAAGTTATCAATATTAATATACAATCCTGCACTATGTCCAGTTATACAAGTTAAAAGTGTACCACTATACTTAACAATATCATTTACTTTGTAAACAGCACCAGTTGCCCACTCGCCTGCGTAATCTTTTACTAAAAGATATGTAGACCAATTAGCAATGTCGGCTTCAAGAGCAGTATCGTTTGAAGTATGACCTTGGACACAACGATAAATGTTACTTCCCCATTTAACTAGATCACCAACACCGTATCTTGTAGAACTTTGCCAGTTATAAGTCCATTCACTAGCAGAAGCGTAAACAATCCATTCTGCAATATCAGTATCAAAGAATGTATCAGAAGTATGAGATCCTACACAGAGATATAAATTTCCGCCTTGTGCGACAATATCGCCCGGCTCAAACAACGTAGCAGTCGTCCACTCGCCTTTCCATGCATAGCCATTTGTCATCTTCTCCCATGCAGGTTGTGAAATATCTTCACCAGGTGGAACATATGTATAATCTTCATTAAATGCTGAAGAAGTATGTTTTCTAATACAGATCCAACTTGATCCGCCATACCTTACAACATCGTCTTTAATATAATCGGTACTTGTTTCCCAGTTGCCTTTCCACGTATACCTAAGTGTGCTTATCTTAAATTCTGCCATTTTCTATCCTATTCAGATATCCCAGTTGGATAATCATAATTTTGATTAATTCTTTGTACTAACATTCCTTCATCGTCAATATAGTATAAAATGCTTCTATTATCCCATTTATATTGTGGGTAAAACATGTTAGCATATACTTGCTCGTGATCTGCGTTAATTCCTTCAAAGTAATCAATGCCTGGCTCGAAATCTTCAAATGTTTCTGCCGGATCACCTGGAAGGTTGACATCGACACTGTCTTTATCTTTTAAGTTATCAACTCTTCTAAGATACATTTGTCCATTGTCGCCTCTGCGTATTGCATAAAAATAACGTGGACTATCTCCTAAGGAATTTTCTGGATTTTGTCCTATATAATAATTACTCATCTTATATACTCCTTAAGATATCTCTACGTAGCTAATTGTGGCATCAATACTGTTTTCAGTATCTGACGCTATTCGTATACCAGCAGTTTCTGGTAAAATTAGTTTTTCACCGTTGGTAACTACTTTAGCACTTGTTCCTGGAGGAATTGCAAGTTGTCTAACATAATTTCCCTGTGTTGAATTTTGATCAATTACAAACATATCAGCAAGCACAGTATCGTAATCAGAGTTGTTAGCAAGATTTACACCTACTACTGTTGCTCTAACGCCTGGTTGAATTTGCACCACGTCTACTGGTTCTGTTCCTATGTCTGTTACTACTGCTTGTCTAAATACTGTTGGCATTTTTTTATCCTAAAGTTAGTGCGAAACTTGCGGCAATATCATTTGCTGTAATTTCCGATACAGCACCTGAAGCACCTGCCGGTGAAGCCCAAGATGCGCCATCCCATACTTCTATTGCTTTTGAAGTAGTGTTATAACGTGTCATACCAGGAACTGCATACGCAGTTGGTCTATCAGCATCTGGACCTCTTGGAGGAACAAACCCGTTAGAAGTATCAATCTTGAAATAACCAGTTCCTGTTTGCTGTATGATTGTAATGGCGTTATTAACTACGTTTGTAATTGTATTATCTACAAATTTAAAGTTTGCTAGCTGAACGCCGCCTGCGCCGGAACCATCAATTACTAAATCTAATCCTGCTCCGGCTGTAATAGTATTATCAGATACACTTATATCTCCAATGTTCAATGTTGGAAGATTCAATGTATCTGCATATAAATTGTTTACGTGAATTGTTGACCAGCGTAACTCTGCTGTACCTATCGAATATGTATTATCTTCTTCTGGAAGAAGATTACTAACAATGCTAGCTTGCAAATCAATTGTATCAGTACTGTCGTCACCGATAATGATGTTGCCGCCTAATGTTAAGTTTCCGTCTGCATTAATATTACCCGTAACATATAAATTTCCGTTAATATTAGTATCTGAAAATACTTCTAAAGCGCCAGTGCCGCTTGGGCGAATCTCTAAGTTAGAGTTACTAACATGAGTAGAAATTACATTTCCGGTAATTTCTAAATCGTCTATTTGTAATCTTGAATTGTATACAACCGGATCTGAACCACTTGGTGCAAATCTAATTTCCGGTGTATCTGCTGAAATCGTGTTTCCGGTAAAATGTAAATCACCAACAGTTAGTATATTATCTACTACTGCTGTAGTTGTTCTTGTTGTTCCGGTAACATCTAGGTCGGTTGTTGGAGATGAATTGTTGACACCAATACGAGCATTAGAAACATCTAAATAGAGTAAATCTGGGTCCGAAGCTTCGTTCCTAAAGGATAATGGAACGTTGTCACGTACCAAATTTGCCTTTAAGAGCTGGCCGGATATTCGTCCTAGCTGTGCCATGTGCTCTCCTTAAACCGGGGATCCTGTCCCTCCAACCACCTTACGTTGCGGGTTGACCACAGTAATAGATTAAGGATGGCTTCCTTAACACATGTATTTATCCAAAGAGAAGATTTAGGCAAGTATAAGGCTGTAAATAACTCCTAAATCATCCATGATATCTTGAGTTACTTCTTCGCCGCCACCAGTGGCAATTACATATCCGTCTTTATCTTGCGCACCTACTGTGAAAGTAATATCATTAGTTGGAGTTGACCCGCCTGACAACTGATTTCCTGATATTGTTAAGGTGTCGCCTTGTTGATAGCCGGCACCAACTTCAGTAATTGTTGTTGATACAATACTTTCTGAAATAATATTAATTTGTAATTCTACTCCAGTTCCTCGATTGTTTGTTGCTGCCGTAACAAATGTAATTTGATCAGGAATTCCAGTTAATGTGGCCGATGTTAATGAAACGTTATTAACTTCTCCAGCAAATGATTCTAAATATGATTCATCACTATTCCATCTTGTATCACCCAATTCTGGATTAGGTGGCCTGTCAGCATCTGGACCGTATGGAATTATTATTGCATTCGTTCCTTCAAATTTGACGTAGCCAATTCCTGTATTTCTAAGTTGTACTGGAGTGTTTAATTGATTTTCAAAATAATTTTCACGGATATTAATGTCTTCAATATCTAATGTAAATTTAGTAGTTTTAAGAATTACTAAATTGTATAAATTAGATTTGTATCTAATAAATCGTCTACCACTTTCAATCGGTGTTACTGAATCGGCGCCGTTAATTCCCTGTGTACTATCATATGTAGATACTAACACACCAGTCGATGCTCTATAAATTTGAATATCGCTAGTTGTCGGAACAACAATAAAGTCATTGCCAGCAAGTTTTGCACCAACACCGTTTGATAATACTTGTCCAGTTACAGTAATAGTCCTTAAAAGGCTTCCGTTGCTAGCATCAAACACGTAGATACTATCAGCAGTATCGTGTTGAGATATTAAATATGTATCGTTTGCAGAGTTATTAAAACTAAAAAGCCCAGTACTATCAGATACTGGATCGGCAATTTCGTAATCTACAGTCCATGTAGATTTGTTGTAAGCATAGATTCTTCCTTTATCTGTACCTACTCTATAATTTGCACCAATAAACAAATGTGTACTGTTTGCAGTAATTCCTCTACCAAAGAATGTAGAATCTAAAGAGCTAACTGGATTTAAAATATATTGTACTTGAGATCCAGTTGATGGATTATAAACATATACTGCACCAGCTTGCGGATATGTAACAGTATTGTCGGCACTAGGAGATGAAATATAAAGATAATCTGTTTTAGCAACTACTTCGTTACCGAAATTATCAGTAGGAGTTGTTGGATCAGTGTCTGGATTGCTAATAGTATGTTGCAAAGATCCATCTGCTGGGTCAAAGATATAAACAACTCCTTCATCTAACCCTTGATTCCATGCACCGACTGCAAGGTAAGAATCATCAGAAGCTAATCCAATAGCTGAACCAAACCTGTCACCAGTTGCTGGTGAAGGATGAGATATTGCTCTTTGCAAATTATTATCATGATTATAAAGATATACAACACCTTGATTACTAAGTGTAGAATCTTCTGACGGTGCGGCAATTGCAATAAATGAATTACTGTCTGTTGATTTTAATCCAAATTCGTCTTCGTTGTCTGCACCCTGAGGATTAGAAATTTCGTCAAATACTTCAACTGTTGTTAAGATAATATCATCATCCGATTGTAGTCCCTGAATTTTCATTCCGATACCATCAATCCATGTTTGATCACTCACTTTAACAGCTCCAGGATTAACATTGTCAACTTGTGTTAGATCCGGAGTGAATACTGTAGTCCAACGATTTGTCGGTGAACCTATATCTAATGTATTATCAGTGCCAGGATTTAAATTTTGAGCAAACTGGGGTTTAATTGTAATAGTATCTACAGTTGTCTCATCACCTAATGTAATGTTTCCTTTAAGTGTAACATTTCCGTCAAGCGTTATATCCGAAGTGACACCTAGTGTACCATATACATTAACATTACTTTGAAGCTCAGTTGTTCCAGTCCCGGCTGGTCTAAATTCTATGTTTTGATTACTTGATAGTCCAGATATTGTATTATCATTAAAGTCTAAGTCATCGCTCTGCATTCTATTCATAAAGAAGTATGCGCCATTTTGTTCTGGCGTAAGATACAACGGACCAATTTTAGTTGATATTGTATTTGGAGCGATCATTCTGATATTATCAATTTCAGCAATACTAGTTGCTTCAATATTTGTAGATTTAATATCTGTTCTAATATCTAAATCATAAAGTGGTGCATCGGTTTTAATACCAATTTTATTTTCACTTACATCAAGAAACAATATAGGTGTTGAATCATATATTTCATTCTTAAATGAAAGATCAATACCATCTCTTACAAGTTGATCTTTTAATAAGTGTCCACCGATGCGCCCTACTTGTGCCATTAGTTAGCAAACCCAAATAATACAGTTACAAATTTACTAAATGGAACTGAAGTATAAAACTCTAGATAATATCCTGTAGGTCTTGCCCTACCAGTAGTGCCGCCTCCGGCACCTGTTGCTGTAAACACAGTTCCTACTGTATTTGCGCTTGCTCCAATTGCTGTAAAATCTGTGTCTCCGACATTAGTTATAATATATTCTGTCGTAGCAATAAAGTTTGTAGTTAGTACTTCTTCTCCAGTGTCTGTCGAACTTGGATTTTGTACCATTTCAAAGTTTTCGCCAGCTATCTGAAAAACGTTTTCGACAAATACTAGCAAGTTGTTTTGATGTGCTGGAACATTTGCTAACGGTCCAAAAATAGTTTCTGTACCGTCACTATCTCCAAATGTTTCGATGCTTACTGCCGAAGCACCTGGTGCTCGGATAGTTTCCCATCTTCCGTTAATGTATCCTTCAAACTCTTCAGTATCAGTATTAAATCGCATATATCCGTTTGCAATTTTGCTAGTATCAACTTCTCCGGCGGCGCCGTGTCTAACGTCAGCAGTAATATAAGGACGCTGTGCAGTTGTTCCTTTAGGAATCAATAGTCCGCCGTTAATATCCATAACTGCTCTACCGTACGGATTAATTGCAAGAGCATTATCTGCCGGACTGTACTTTGATAAGTTTTGTCCTTTTAGAAACTTCATGTTATCTCCTTAAACCGGTAAACTGCTTACTGTTGCAGTAATAACTCCGGTAACATCGCAACCTATCCATACTTGATCACCTTCAGCAAGAATAATTTTTTCATCGCTAAAGAATACAGTTTCACCTGCAGGTATGGTTAAGTTACTGATAATAAGATTATTTGCATCAGCTGTGTCGCCTGACTTAACTAGGTATACATTAATAACTGCTTCGCCAGATGTTTCGTCTGTTACAACAACAGCCGATGTATTACAAATAATCATAGTTGTTATTGCTTGTTGTACACCGACAATTACTCCGCCGATCGGATCTCCATTTGTTGATGCTGTAAAAACTCTTTCCGGAACATTAACTGCTGATGTTGTGTTTAATTGTGTACTTTTAATCATGTCTTTCTCTTTAAAATATCATACTAAAAAGTATTGCTTTGTTTTTACTTACTAATTCGTCATTGGTGTTTGTAGAACCTACGAACACTAATCCCGAACCACCAATACCCGGCGTGCAAGCGTGTAAAATAGTTGAACCGCTTACAAATGCTGGTGTTACTGCAATTTCTTCTAGTTCTAACGCATAGTTAGTTTGTAGTCGTCCCGTACCTTGTGTTCTAATAAAAACATTAGAATTCGTATCATTGTTGGTAATTTGATTGCCGGCAATTTCTAAATCTTGTATCTCAACTCTGTTCGAATAAAATTGAGTATTTAAAGATCCTTCGACAATAATACTTACAGCACTTTGTCCAAAGGTTGTAAACCCGGTATTATTAAAGATGTAATCTGTACTTCCAGCTACATCTTTATCAGTTACAATAACACGAGTATTATCATCTAGAATTTGGAAGGTCGGATTGTCTCTAATTGCAGTATCAACATATTTTTTATTTGGAACATCATCATCGTCAGTGACTTGATTTTCGTATGCAAGAGTTCCTGAAACCTTAACAACACCAGTTCCACTCCCAATAAGAGTTAAATCTCCATCATCAGTGTCAGCATTAGTTAAAATTGATCTTAACTTTAGCGCACTAGATGCAAAGTTAAACGTTCCTTCAGGTGAACCTACAGCAATTTGAAAAGCATCTGTGCTTTCGTCAAACACAAAAGTGACAGGGGTTAATGAACCCCTATCAATCTGTAAACCAGAATATCTCAAAGATACACCAGCCCCTGTCTCTCCTGCGTTAAGGACAATAACGTTATCGTTTACATCTAAGTTTTCAGCTGAAACTGTAAGAGTATCACCTTCAACAACTAAGTTGCCTGTTACTCTTACTTCACCGACACCCGGTCCTGTATCAAAAAGTATCTTACCACTTTCTGACGTTTTAACACCATAGTCTCCGTTTACTTGTAAAAACTGACTCACGATTATCTACCTTTTAATTACTGTACATCGATGTTAGCAATAGTAAATCCATCGCCTACTAAGCCTTCATCTGTTTCTTCAGTGTTTAACTGATAAGGCAAGTGGATCATGTTTGAAGCGTCATCGTCTGGTTGACACGATACTGTTCTATTATGAAGTTTTGTAACATAATACAATGCAGAGTCGTCTAAGTTTCCATCAGTAGTATCATCAATTTGTACTACAATACAAAACTCGCCAGCGGCAGGTGTAGCTTTACCAACTAGTGTTAATACTTCTTCTGCATCTGTGTTTAATTGTTTAATTTTGAATCTGTTAGATCCACGCTGTCTTTCGATGTATAGTTTATCACTATCACTTCCGGTAACAACACCACCTGTGCTAAATCTAGCGGCTGTTACTTCGATGCGAGCTTCGCCTGCACCAATTTTTCTTTTTTGAACTGGACGTCCCATTTGTTTCTCCTAAGTTACGTTCTAAGTAATACGCAGTGGGTCAATTCTGCATAAGTCCGTAGTACACGGCACGATTTCTGACATATGTATTTATCAAATAAGAAAAAAGCCCGCGCAGTGACGGGCTTTGTTTATTCGCAATCTAGTGTTTCTATTAGTTTGCTCATATCTACTTCTGGTACTATCGGTTCATCACATAAAGTGTTACTTCGAATCCGAATCTCATCTCTGTTGCTGTCGGTGTTGTCCACATAGTGTACTCCTAAAATTAAGTTAATAAAAATTTACTACATTACTATTTAAACATAGTTGTGTCTAAAAGTCATACGTAAAATCATTAAAATTTAGTCATAAAAAAACAGGACCCGAAGGTCCTGTTTTCGTTACGTTGTAACTGGTTTACGCGAAACGTAGGTTAGAGCTTGTTACAGCTACTTTACCTAAGTAGTCAGCCGCGTTACCAAGCGACGAAGCAGTGTTTGTTAACTCAACATAACCATAACGTGTCATGAAGCTAACTACTGGCTCGAATGTGCTTGGATCAAGTACTACGCCACTTGACATCAACGGGATGTATGGGCAATAGAACGCAGGTGCGTCTGATTCACTTGAACCTTTGTAACCAATCAGTACATCATCAGATGTAGCATAACCGTTTACATATACACGCATAGCACTGTTAAGAGTACCTACAAACTTAGTGTTTGTTGGTGCTTCAAAAGTACCTTCTGTAGTGCGAGCAAATGCGCTAGTTGTAGCAGACTGTAAAAGTGTTAATACAGTTGGCGAAACAACAGCGTAGTTACCTGCGCCACGACGTGTACGCTGAGCAATCAAGTTGCTAACTCTGTTGATCTGAACTGCCAATGCGGCGTGTTCGTCACCAACGAAGGTAGCTGTACCTGATACAGCGGCTTGGTCGTATGTTAATGCGGCAGTACCAGCAAGTGTGCTTAACGATGTAAGTACTTCTTGGTCAATTTCAGCTGTAATCTCTTGTGCAAGAGCAGCCATAATTTCTGCCTCAATGTCAATGCCTTGTTGTGCTTGAGCATCTTGAGCCGCTTCGAATGTCCAGCGAGCTGATAGCTTTCTGGTTTTCGCTTCGACTGTTTGCTTCAAGATTTGAATTGACATTCTGTTACCAGCGGCGCCTTCAAGTGCGGCTGTTGAAGCTGCCTTGATGTCGTCGTTGCCAGAATATCCTTCAGCAATCTTGAATGGTGAAAGTGCTTCTTCACCAGCTGTTGCACCAGTTCCCGAAGAGGAACTGAAATCGTCAGCATAACGCACACGCAATGTGTGAATCTGCCCAACTGGGCCTGACATTGGTTGTACACCAACAAGTTCATTTGCAATGACTGTTGGCATAACACGTCTGATCACTGGAAGGATGACGCGATTTAAAGTTGCTACGTTACCGGCGGAAGTTGCTCCTGCTGTGGCGCTCTCTGACAAATACTTGCGGGTATTTTCTAGAGTTACGTCCATAACTGAGCGTTTGTTACCCTGAAGCCCTTCTAAAAGAGCGTCTTTCGTTTCCGACCAGCGTGACTCGAGTAATTGTGACATTATAGTTCTCCTATTAAAGTCCCGCAAGCCTGCGGATGTCAAATATCTCAGCGGTTTTGTTTTCACCGCTGGCGATTGCCTTTGATTGTTTATTGCCTGTTATTTCTTTGCCTTCAGTTAACGCCTTCTTCGCCGGTTTTCCACCATCCATTACAGATGGTAAGTATTTGTCGAATGCGGCATCTAGTTTTTCTGTTTTTACAGATTCTAAAAGTTCTGTCATTACTTCGCGCTTATCTCCCGACAATGGTGATAACAATTCAGCCATCTTCATTGCACGAGTTGCGCTTTCTTTAACTACAGAAATTTCTTGATCTTTTCTACTAACCTCTTCCTTAGTTTCTGCAACAATATTTGCCGCTTCTTCTAATTCAGCTTGTTTTTGCTTAACAACTTTTAATAATTTTGATGTTTCGCTTTTTTCATTAAGGTAGCTAGTAGCATATTCGCTAGCGAAGCTTTCAAACAATCTGCGTCCGAAATCATTCTGACGAGCTTGCTCAATGTCTTCTTTCAATTGTCCAATTTCATTACGCAGTCCTTTCGAGACTGTTTCTTGAATTGCTGTTGCTGATTTTGAAATAAATTCTTTTTTGATTGCTTCAAATTTGGCTTTGCTATCTCTAACAAGTTTAACCTTAGTTTCGGCAAGATCTTTCTTATCAGCGTGGAACTCTGCGATTTCTTTCGCTAATGAGTCTACAATGAAAGATTCAAGTTTTGCAATGTTTTCTGAAACACTTTTACGATCTTCGTGTAGCTCAGATAGTTCGCCTCGAAGTGTTTTCATAACAAATGCTTCCATAGCAGTTGCATCTGTTTTCATCTTCTTAACGTACTTTGCACGAGCTTCGATTAAGCCCTGGCGGTCTTCAGCAAACTCTGAAAGTTCTGCGGTGATTCTATCACTTAACATTGCTTCCACTGCTTCAACCATAGCGGCTTTATCGTGATCGTACTTCTGTGCATACTCTTCACGTAATTGTGAACTTACTTCATCACGGTTTTCTTGAATTTTAGCTTCCCAAGCGGATTCAATTTCCGACATTGTGTCTTCGGAAATCACATTGTTTTCTAAAAGATTTTTTACTAAGTCTAGCATGTGAGTCTCCTACTTGGTTTTCAAACCTGAAATTAATTTTTTCAGGGATTCTGCTATGTATTGTTGTGCCTGTGGATCGCCTTGTACTTCTTGTGCTAATTTATATGCCTGATAACCACCTTGATTATTCATCAAGTGTTCATATACTGCTGTTGGGTATGCACCAGGTGCCGAAGGTTGGGCAACAACGTCAACGGTAATGATTTCAAAACCATTTACATTGCCTGTGCCGTCTACTTCGCCACTTCCTCTGGAACTTACTCCTAATTTAACTCCGGACTTTAGCATTGATTCGACTAACTGTCCCATTGGAGTTTTTAATAATTTAAGTTTTCCGTAGCCATTAGGACCGTCCATCCACATTTTAGTAATCATGTGTGACACACGGTCTAAGTTAATACGTAAATCTTGTGGGTGATCAACTTCGCCTAGCACAGAGTATCCTCCAGAGATCTGTTCGTTGAGCGTCTTGACAGCCCTATCAATCTCTTTGGACGAGTAAATGCGTTGATTAGCATTACGGATATCTCCTTGAATGCAAATACCATTCAAGTATAAATCCTTACCTTCATCCTCTTGCTCAAGCGTGATCTTAGCCTGGTCGAAGCTCAGATTTTCTGCTAGTGTAGTTCTCACGTTATATTTCCTTTAGTACTAACGTTGGCCACGGAAAAGTGATTGCTTGTTATCAGCGGTTTCTCCAGCGCCTTTTTTCTCAGCACCATGACCTTTTGTGCTGTTCATATTAGTCGCGTTCTTTGAACCTGCTGTGTTAACATTATTGGCGTTTTCCTCTTTAGGTGTAATGTCTGCTAAACCGCCGTCATTTTTACCTGAGTCTTCACCACCCTTTGCAATATTTGCAGTTGTTCCACCCATGTCGTTTTTCATGTTGTCAACTGTCGATTTCTTGTTGTCTGCACCTTCGGCAGCACCTTTTGTTTCAGCGCCATGACCGCCTGCAACTTTTTCTACATATTCACGTACTGTTGCTAGCTCATCGTCGAAAGAATCTTTCATTTCTTCTTCGTCGCCCATGTCGTCCATGTCACCCATGTCGCCTTCGTCTTCTTCACCTTTTAGTTCAGCAAACTTAGACTCTAGTTCTGAAACAATATCATCTAGATCTTGGAATAATTCTTCTTCGCTTTTGTCTGCATCGTCATCACCTTCGTCATCTAACTCTCCTGCTAGATCGTCGGTTTTTTCGTCGCCCATGTCTAAATCTGGCATGTCGCCGTCTTCGTCATCAGCTTCAAGCGATACTTCGTCAAACATTTCGTCTACTTCTTCGTCTTTGTCGTCTTCATCTTTTTCAGATGCTTCATCGACTTCTTCGTCTTTGTCGTCTTCATCTTTTTCAGATGCTTCATCTTCCTCATCCATTTCTTCTTGGATTAGGTTTTCATAAATTTCGCGTGATTTAGAAACAACGTAATCATGGAATAATTCTTCCGCTTTCTCGTTGTCTTCATTAACAAGATGCTCGAGCATCTGTTCTAAGGTTGATTTATCTGCCATGTTACTCTCCTTTAATGATTGGTAAGGCTGTTCAGTAATATTTACATTATATTACTAGAACCGGGGTTAAATGGTGCTTTTTTGATTCGTTTTGATTTGATAATTAGTTTAATCGAATTTTTTGAAGAAATCGCTGTAAGTAATGTGTTCTAAATTACGTACATTCGGACCTAGTTTATCAGGTATAAATGCACCTTCTTCGATTACTCTGTAAAATTTAATTTTACGAAACTCTTTAATTGTTCGTTCTGTTTGATTTAGCCAGTTACCAAAAAACGTTGCAGTATCAGCACTTTTTTTATAATTGTATGTATCTGCATATACATTATTGAATTTTCCTTTATCTCCTTGAAAGTCAAAACCAAAGAAATAAATTTCTTTATGACCTTGTTGTGCCGCATGCCACATAGCAGTCGGACCGCTACTCCATCCTTTGTGCGGACTAAAAAAATTTATTCTACTTTTTGTTTTAATTCCTTTATTAGGATTTGTCCATACTGAACCTGTTTTATGGTATCCGGAATCGATAATTTCATTTACCATTTTTACATCAACAGCTACAAGAACATGCGGATCCATCTCTCGATAAATTGCATTGCAAGCATATAATGTTCCTAAGGATTTTAGATGTTCAGGGTCAATGTTTAGACGACTTTTGCCGTTGCCTAATACAAACCCTGGAAATTTACTACTCGGTGGCTTCTGCTGGTGGTTGTCCATACATCTGTCTTATTAAACTTAGTTCTGATTCTTTTTCTGCTTCGTGCGCTTCGGCTTGTAATCTAAGTCTATTTATTTGACGTAATGTTAGACGAATTTTTCTCGTATCGCTGTATTTTAAAACAGAAGAATCGGTTTTGTTGTCGTATCTTCTATCAACAGCAAAGTCGTTAATTTTATCGTTAAAATACATAAATTCTTTTAATAGCATAACTGTATTTATTCCGTTGGCGCTTCTGCGGCTGGTTCAGTTCCTGTATCGGTTCCTGTATCAACGCCTGCATCTCCCATTTCAGCTGGTGCTTCTGCTGTTTGTGTATCAGCATCGGCAGCCATGCCTGACGGAGTAATTCCGGCGCTTCGTAATTCTCCTGAAGTATCTTGTGCAGGAGTAATTAAATCTGAATTTTCTTCTTGCCACAATCGTTCGTTCTCTGCAATTTCCTCTGGTGTCATTCCTAAGAATCGTTTTAATGCAAAACGTTTTGACAAATAAGGTACTTCGGCAATTGCTGTATATAAGTTTGCTCTTGTTGCGTCTAATTCTGCTTGTCTATATGCGGCAAAGTTCTGAGGAGAATTAAATTTAAGCTCGTAAAGACTTTCGTCGATGTTGTATCCATTGTTCATCATCCATAGCTTAAATTCATGATCCAGTGTGGTTGCCATTCCGGCTTGTAGTCGTTCACAGTATTTGTTGAATCGTAGTTCTTGAATATAAGCCGTTCCTACTTTTCCGTCTGCTACTGTGTTCGGGTTTTCATCAATCGATGTTGGCAAATAAGATGCAGGAATTCTCAATGCACGGAATAGTTTATTTGTAAAATATCTTAGATCTGTAATTTCGCCTAAATTAGTACCGCCTGGAAGTGTTTCAACTTTAGATCCACGTCCTTCTGCTGTTTGTGGGAAGAAGTAGTCTTCGTTAGTCGATAATGGATTATAACTCGAATCCATTACACTAGTTCCGCCACCGGTTGATGACGGAATTCGTCTTTGTTGAATTTCATTTTTAACTCTTTCAACAAAGCTCATTGCCATGTGTGCAGGCATATTACCTACGTCAACGTAAAAGATTCTTCTTTCTGGCGCACGTTGAATTCTATAAATGATAATTGCGTCTTCAAGTAATTCTTTTTGTTTATAAACTTTAAAAACACTTTCTAATAAAGAATTACCAAATGGATAGTTGTTGTCTAAGCCTTCTGATAAACTGAGATGCATAACGTGTTTTGCATCAACAGTAACTTCGCCTTGTTCTTGTGAAAAACGACTGCCTGTTGCTCTTGCAGTGTCTCCTACCATGCCTTTACCAAAGCTGCCACCGCTTGTGTAACTACTAGTGCCGCTTGGAGATGTATTTGTAGTCCCGTGTGGAGTTGTTGCTACAAGGTTAACAAAATTAAAATTAATATCCTTAATTACATATTGCTCAGGAATTTTTCCTTCACTCTCATTAACAATAATTTTTGTAACTTTAGTTGGATCAATGTATAATAACTTTTTAGTTTCGGGATCTCTTAGAAAAAAGCAATCGCCATATTTGTATGTGTTTCTTACAATACGGAAAATTCTTTGATCAAACTGATTTTGTTTGGTCCATTTTTGTAATGCTTCTTTTAATAGTTTTGTTTCTGTACCGCTCGGCCTACCTCTAAAATAGAAATGAAACGGTGTTGAATTTTCTTTGTCTTTTTCTGTACAAAATTCTGCAAGTATATCTAATGCGGCATTTACTTCTGAATCCATATCCATTGTATCATATTGCTGATACCTTTCAATACGGTTCGGCGCACCTGCATACACATCCGGTAAAAAAGATGAATAATTTGTCGTAGCCGGTCCTGGCCTGCCGCCGCCACTTATCGGACTAGCAGATCCTGATTGGTTATTAGTATTAACAGGTGTAAAGTATTTTTTCCAGCTCATTCTTTAATTATACGCTCAAATCACTCGACTGTCAAGTCCTTCAGTGGCTGCCACGTTCCTTTGTAATGCTCGTAAAGTTGCTCTTTGTACAGCAACCATCTCTTCCATCGATGCAGTATTTAGCGCAAGTGCTTGTGCTACTTCAGATTCTTGACGGCCGGGTGTATTTGCAGATGTTGGAGTACTAGAAGTAGCGGCTTCTACTGCCGCTTGTCGTTCTGCTTCAGTTGTAGGAGGAGTTAAACTATTTCTGCCAGTCCTATCTACATTTAAAATAGCACTATTTTGATTTTCAAGTTCTGACCCTAGAAGCGCAATCGGATCACTAAATTCTCTGGCTGCTTCGGCGGCAGCTTCGTATTGATTTTCAATATTTCTTTCAGTTGCCTCAACGCCTGCAAATCCAATGGTTTCGAACATTTCGTTTGCTGATTGTTGTATCGATGCATCAAGTTCAGCATCTCTTGCCGCTCGAGCCGCGGCTCGTTCTGCATCAGCCTGCTCTCGTTCTGAACGACTTATTGAAATGTTTTCTTCTCTTCTGTTTTGATGCTCTTGATATTTTTGAGAAAAGTTCACCATGTCATCTTGTAGCCGTTGACGTTCTGCGGCAGCTTCGATTTCTTCTTCGGCAGATCTACCAAGTCCAGGAATCCAAGTTATTGCATCGCTTAAATCTAGCATCAATGATCTAAAGCCTAATTTTACTGCCTCGACTTGTAAGCTCATTGACGTCATTACATCGTCAAACGTTCTAAACGAATCAAAGAAATCTACAATACTATTGTATAAATCACTAAAGACACCCGCAACCCAACCGATTACTTCTCCGAGGGGTGCTAACAAATCACCTAGTGTTTCAAACACAGGACTTAATGTATTTCCAATATATTCAGTTATTGCCTGGAACGGTTCGATAAATGTAGTTTGGAACCAATTTCCTATCGATTGGAAAATAGGAACCCAATTTTCTTGGAAGTAGTCTGCAACACTTCTAACAATTCTTCCAATAAATTCAAATGCCGGACGAACAAAATCACTAATAGTATCAGCAATAAAATAAAATGCTTTTAGTAAATAGCCACCGATAAAATCTGCTAATGGATCCATTACCGCAGTTAACGCACCTATTGCTCTGTTTAATGATGCAAATACAGGAGAAACATATGTTACCCAAAGATTGCCAAATGCTTCAAAGATCATAAACAATGGTTTCATTGCAAATATTACAAGATTAATTACAGTTGAAAGAATATTAAATACCGGAACTACAATAGCTTTTATGAGACCAGTAAACATTCCGAATGCTTGCATCATAGATTCCATCATTCCGGTGCTTCCTAGTATATTAGTAAATTCAATTGAAGTTTCATTAACCCTGCGTCTCATTTCTTCCATCGAAGCAACCATACCGTCAGTAACTGCAATTTGATTTTCTTGTTCAGCTGTAGCATTAACAAGTGCATCTCGTTGTATGTTGCCTGCAGCCACCATTGCCATGTATGTCTCAGCCATTTCAGAGTTATATCTACCTTGATCTCTAAATTGTCCTCTGCGTACATTACCTTCTTCACGTAAAGTATTTTGCAATTGCTGTTGCATTTCTTGAGTAATTGTTCCGCCGTTTTCTGTAATTGTATTAAATCTTTGCATTAATGCCGCACTTTGTGGCATTGTTGCAATAAATTGTTCACTAGCATCAGTAGTTGCTGTACCAGTTCCGATAAGGTCCTTGGCTACATCTTGTAACGGTCCAGGTAATCCAGTAATTGTATTTCTTAGAGCGTCTCCGGCTTCTACACTCATACTTTGTACTTTAGCTTGAAACTGTGCGTCTGCTAATAATCTTGCTTGATTTTGTTCAATTGTTTCTCGCTCTTGTCCTGTAGCTTTTGCTAGTTTATCAATTTCCTTCATGTAGTTTGCTGAACGCATGGCTAAATCTCTAGTTGACATTCCTTGCAGTCTGCCTGTTTGTCCTAGAATTGTTGCATAGTTTGCCATGCCTTCATTTACTTGAGCACTTGTAAAACCTAACGTATTCAACTGACTCATCATTCCGGATTGACGCATTTCTTTGCCTAGCGTTTTAAAACGTCTTGCACCGCCGTCAACAGTGCCGCCTAACAAACGCATTGCTTCTCCGCTTTTAGCAATAAATCCAGAATACTCTTGTAATGTCATACCGGCTGTTGCGGCATTTCGAGACATTTCAGTTACTGATCCGCCAAAGCCTGCGCCTGATCCAGATGCTGTTTGAAAAGAGTTAACTAATTTCTCTGATGCTTTTGCAACTTCTGCAAACATTCCCCCAACTAAAGGAATACTTGATGCCGCACCGGATACACTATTATCTAAATCAGATATGCTTCCGATCATCTTAGCGGCAACATTTGCGGTTTCGATTAATTTAGCACCCAACGCTAAGGCGCCGCCTCCAAGCATCTTCATCTTGCCTAGCAAAGAGCCTTTGCCGCCAGTCATCGACTTTCCAAGTTCTTGGGTACTTTTGTTAGTCTTGGCTGCCGCTTTTCCGGCAGTTCCGCCACCACCACCGCTGCCGCCCATGCCTTTTAATGCATTAACTAACTCGCGAAGGGTGCTT